GCATTTACTTATCGTGGTTGATTTGTCCGGCGCCGGAACCAGTTGCATTTATCCGTCTACACCCCTTAACGGGGTGCTATTATTTGTTCCCCAGGGAGGATTTGAACCCCCACAAGCAGATCCAGAGTCATTCGCTCTGGGGAATACTAATTCCTTATGCGGTATATAAATACCGTACCCATATAGAATTATAATCTCAAGTATTATAAGTAAATTGAGTATTTTGCGTCAATAGGTGTATAATAAGAACACGATTTATGCACGATTTTACGGAGGCCGTGTGAAAACTGAAATAATCCAGAACCAGTATGACGGGCCGCGCCCCCCGGCAAAAAGGCTGCCGTCCAGCCATATAAGCCTGGACTATGCCAATTCCGATGACGCAACCGAAATTGACGCCGGCATCCGGGACACCATAAAAGGCGTCCGGCTGTCTATCCTGGCCATGGGGCTGGGGCTGGCGAAACTCAAGGCAAAGGGGCTGTATGTCGATCTTAACTACCATTCCATGAATGATTACCTTGAAAGCCTGTGCGATGAAATGCAAATCGAGCGGAGTACCGCCCATAACTGGCTGTACATCGGGGAGGCCTATATAAAATACCGGAGGGAACTGGAACGGATAGAATTCTCCGACGCTGACGGGCCCACAAAACTCCCCTATGTGGACAGGGCGCTGGAATTGTACGAAAAGCGGGACGTGTTTAAGAACATCAAAGGTATGTCCGTCCGCGCGTTCCGGGAATACTCCAAAGGGGAGAAAGCCGAGGCGCCGCCGTCGAAAATAAAGGTTGTGGGGAACAGGCTGTTTGTGGGCAAGAAACTGGCCATAACATTCGCGCCGGAGCTGGACGGGAAAACCAAAAACTACCTAATAGATATCAATGTAAAGGCCGGCGAAGCGCTGGAGGCCGGCGAAATCCTGTACACTACCCGGCTGTACGATATGGAGGAACTGCGGCGGTTCGAGCGCGGCGCCGATAAGCTGAAAAAGGAAATGAGGATCAAAAAATAACTTGACTTTTTAGGGAATAATATATAGATTAGAATTATAAATGGGATGGGAATCCCGTCCGGCGGCTGTCTAAAGGCAGCCGCTTATTTTTTGGAATCACAATGTTCTATCTATCAAACATTCCAAAAGCGGTTATAAGTTTGGCGGATCCTTCCTTGGGAAATGTTTTAGAACGCCTACTTTGCAGGTACATGGAAACGGACGCTTCTTTTTCTGCCTTGGTTAGTTTTCTGTATGCCAAGATTTGCAAAGTGAATTTGCCAAATTTTAGCGTGGTAACTACATCCGGGATCATTGATTATCCTACAATCAATTTGAGCTGGTACATATCAATCCAGTTGTCCATTCTAATGTAAGCAGTAACGTCTCCCTTTCCCCAGATATAAGGGCTTAATTTCTCTTTTTCATCATGCAGGAAAAGGGAAAACTCATTGGCGGTAGCCTGGCGGCGTTTCATCTCCACACGTCCGAGAAAGGCAAACATTAGAGCGTCATTCTCATTCAAGGCGTCCTGCCCGTCAACGGCTATCCCCAGGGCATACCGGGTAAGCGCCCGCAGGCGGTCATTGTCTACCTTGATAACCTCGTCTACGGGATTGACCGCATAGATAATTTTCCGGCAGGAATCCCGGTACTCTGTTCCGGCCCACACGGTCACGGCTGTTGCGGCCAGAAAGATAAAAAATACGGCTTTTCTCATTGGTAACTCCTTTCAAGTGATACCAGAGAGTATAAAAGAGGATGTTCCATATGGCAATAGCCCTTTTGGCTTGTTTCTAGGGGGCTTATTGCGGGGTAAACTCCGCTGAAAGGGCTTCGTAGAGGTCCGGGTGTTTTTTCTGGACGTACTCAAGCAAGGAAAACCTTACAACAGTTGGGAAATCCCGAAAATCCCGTTTTGAGACTTCTTTAAGAATTTCATCTGCTTTTATTGAGATACGGAATCCTTTCGAGACAACTTGTTTATTGGCCATAACATTATTATCTTTGATAATATAATTTTTTTTGCGCGCTATGTTGACAAACATTGCGAATGTGGCTAACATTGTGAATTAAGTTTACTTTGTGAACTCGCCACCCCGGTGTACATGGTTCTCCCTCAGAGTCCATTTGCATGGGGCGGCGTTATTTTTTAGGGAATTGAATTATACTGCGACATCTGAATCCCCAATTATAGCCGTTTGCTGCCCCTTTTTATCCCCGGCCAGGGACTGAACATTAGCCAGAATAGCCGCCAAATCCCTCTCGTCCAGGACCAACAGGCAATCGACAATAGGGGCTATTCGGTCAGGGACTTGGATTGCCCTGGGATCATTTTTTACTATATTATGTACATATTCCGCGCCGGATTCCCCTGCTACAAGCTCTTCAATCGTAAAACGCACGGTTTTAGCAAGCTGATAAGCCAGGTCTACAGATGGAGAGCTCCCCCTTTTAATGCCTTGGGTAAAGGCGCTGTTAGGCAAATTACACTCTTTTTCGATGTTTTTACGTTCTTTTTGAGCCTTTATCCTTGCGATTTCAAGATTATTCCAGAATAAAGAAGTCATACTATTTTATCGACACTACCCCTTAAAAAAATCTTACAAAAAGTAGTTTTTTTGCTTGACAATCTTACAATAGTAAGAAATAATAAACCTGTAACTACCAATTGTAAGAAATTGGGTTAGCATTGTTCGGGCAGTGCGAAGAAGCGGCTGAATTTTGAAGGCTGGGCGGTAGCCCGAACTACCCCCCGTAAGCCCTGAAAAATTCCGCCGCTTTTTTTTGGAGGAGTTGATGAGGGAAGGCAAAGCAGTACCGCAAGAAGATAAACCAGTCCGCGGTACGTTGCTGGACACAAAAGAGGCCGCGAAAAAAATCGGTATGAGCGCGGAATGGATTAACAAACAAATTCAAAAAGGCAAGCTCCCTTTTCCCTACCATTCGCCAGGCCTGAGAAAAAGGCTTTTCGACTCTGCTGATCTTGAGGACTGGCAGCGCATAACAAAAAATCCAGCCGGTAAAAAGCCGGAGGGTGTATGAGGAGGTTTTTATGCAGTAGCCCAAAAAGAACGCCATTTCCAAAGGCGGGGGGCTTTTTAACATTTATTTCGGCCCCCGCCGCAAACCAACAAAAATCATGGGAGGTAAAAGATGATTTTGAAAATTAACAAAGGCAAGATATTCCGCGCCGGCGTGGCGACCAAGGAATTTGGGGAGCGCCTTGGCCATCGGAAAATAACAAGCTGGTTCTGCCGGCCAGTAATCCTGCTTGGGCAAGCCATAAAAGGCATGGTTGCCAACTGCCCCATCGAGGAGCTGAGGTAATGGCCGCCCAGTCGGTTGCCAGCCTGATCGTTTTCGGCCTGCTAATCGCCATGGTGTTACTGCTGGGACGGCGGCTTAAAAAAGAGGATGGCAAAGAGGATAAGGGCTTTCCGGCCACAAGGAAACGCGGCAAATGAAAGGTCATCACGGCTGCCCGTTCTGCGGTAACGGCGCCGCTATCGACACTTTGAAATATGCCGGGGGCAAGCCTGCAAAGTTCCGGGCGCAGTGCCAAAAATGCGGAGCCTCAACAGGCTGGCATGACACCGAGCCTGAGGCATGGAAGGCATGGGATATGCGGTATGCGAAGCCCGGTAAAACTGCCGGAAAGAGGAAGGCGTGACGGATGTATCGGAGCAAATGTATGGCGTTATCTGTAAATACTGCGCTAACTGCGAGGGCAAAAAATGTTTAGCATCCGTTCCTTATTACTGCGTTTCAATCCATTGCAAATACTTTGCGGAGGAAAAAGGCGAACCGCAGAGCAACAAACAGAAGCGGCGGCTGTCTATGAAGCGGCTAATGAAAAGGGTTTTAGTGGAGACGCTTTAATGAAAACGATTTATCAGATATTTGTCGAAGGCACGCCGAAACCCCAGCCCAGGCCGCGGATGGCGCGCAACGGCCATGTATACAACCCCCATACGGCGGACTCATGGAAAGACGAAGTAAAAGCCGCTTTCCTCCCCTGCCGGAAAAAGACCATTACCGGGCCGGTACGGCTTACGGTTCGTTTTTCAATCCCCTTGCCAAAGGGAATGAAAATGGCAAACAGCGTCCCTATACCCCATGTGAAAAAACCTGACACCGACAATCTTCTGAAAAGCACGATGGATTCGTTAACTGACATCGGCATTTGGGAAGATGATTCCCAGGTCTATGAAATACTGACCGGGAAATACTACACCGGGAGAAAAACCGGGGCGCAAATCACTATCGAAACGGAATTGTAAGGAGGAGCAAATGATCACAGAAGAGACGGCCTATGGCATTTCAAGCGTGTGCAGCCAAATCACCGACACGAAACTTGCCATTGAATTATTCAGCGATGACAAAAAGCCGGAGACACCGTTCATAAATGTCGCCGGCAAAAGAGGGGATGAGGGGATTACGGTCTTGCTCGATCCCGCCATCGCAAAGGAAGCCCTGGAAAAGCAGCTAAAGGTTTTTGAAACCGAATATGCCGCTTTGAACGAAAAAGCCTTGGAGGAGGCAAAAGGAGAATAGCATGGACATTTTGAAATTCAAAAAGACCGGGGACGTGTATTTTGTCCAGTACGAGGAAAACGAGGATATAAAAACCCTCAAGACCGAAGATGAGCCGGAAACGGAACTGGTAACGGCCATGGACAACGTAGCCCTGGCGACGCTGGGTCTTTTTAAGATCAACGACGTTAGCTGCAAACTGCAAGCCATTGAATGGAAGGACGGCGAAAAAGCGGGGAGCAAATGCATACTGCTCTCCGGGGAAAGTATGTTTGGCCAATTCAAGATGGCCTTGCCAAAAGTTTCCACGGCGGACGCGGAGACTCCCGAAGAGGGCATATATGATCCCGGAGATCTCAAAAACCAGTACAACAGCGCGGCGAACACTTTGCGCGATGAAGTGAAAAAGTTTCTTGAAGGCGCGCGCCGGCAGCGTACCTTACCTTTCAAAGAAGACGGCGATGAAGGCAAGAAGAAAAAGAAAAAAGGCATTGCCCAGGTCGTCGGAGGGCTTTTCGGAAAGGACAAGGAATAAAACGACAGCCCGGAGAGACGGGCAATGGATCGGTCGTCCAGACGGCAGGACATGGCGGGTTTCCGAAAACCTCCTTTACCGACCAGACGCTGGTTCGAGCCCAGCCCGATCCGCTGTTCATATATGGAGGTTTATATGTATGACAACAAAACATTAAATCGGTTAACCGCGGCGCTTTCAACGGCCGGGTTTTTAATCACAAAGTTTTCTAAAAGGCCGTGGTCTTCAAAGATCAAGCTCCAGTTACTAACCAAACATGGGAAACTGGAAAATCCGGAAACGCCTGAAACAACTAACTCTGAATTGGAAAGGCGCCATGTCGGAGAAAGGAGCGATCTTACCCGTTACCTGAGGGCGCAGGATTGGCGCCATGCTTTCAGTCTGTCGCAGGAAGTTTTACGGTCCGGAGATCCTTCGCTTCTTAATATCGGCGATTTTATCCGGGTAGAGTTTGACGTTCCCGCGGCAAAACATGACGGCGTATTATTCCCGGCCCTGCACGTTGACGGGAAAGTCCAGATCATTGAAGTAGTGGACGGAAAAATCATCTTTAATTTCGATGAAATAATATTCCTGTCCGCTATTAACGCAAAAGACGTGAACGAGGGCGGCATTCATGCGGGCGCCCTGGGCAAATATCTCAATACGGAATTCTTGGACGCATTCGGCATTGGGGACGTTCTGCTGGCGTGTAACGGCACATGGGAAAAAGGAAAAGAACATAAAATCTCACTCCTTACGGCCTATGAACTTTTTGGCGATGAGGATTACTGGGAGCCGGAATCAAATTATTTTGACGAGCCGCAACAGTTTTCTTTCTTCAAGAAAATCAAAAACAGGATCAAGGTTTGGGAAGATGATACCCATTGGTATTGGACGGCTTCTGCGCGCGCCTCGTCTGCCGCGTATTTCTGTATTTGCGGCTACCATGGTTATTGCAGCCGCATCAATGCGAGTGCGGCCGGTGGGGTCGCCCCCGTATTCTGTGTGGCGTAAGCCACACCAATCCAATATCCCGTCCCCCTTGTGGGGCGGGACTTAACTTCTGGAGTCATTTTTTTATGAATATGCCGGATTGCGAAAAAGAAGAAAAACTCTCATCGATGAGCGCCGCAGTCCGCAAGGTGATAGACGCATACCCAGCAGGATTTGTATTTCACGGCAATGAGCTTAAAAGGGACGTTGTGGAGATTTACCCGGACGCTGTAAATATGTACCCCGACACGATACTCCGGATGGCGCGGCGCCATCGGCGTTACGCGTTCTGTGTCGAGGACCAGAATAAAAGCCTATACAAAAAACTGAAAGTGAAATCGGTATCTGAAGAGCTGGCTGAAATAAGAAAGGAAACAGCCCTGGAAGCTGAGCCTCCGGCAGAGCCGCCTAAACAGAGTACGCAAATGGAATTGCCTCTCTTTTCTCAGGTTTTTTTAGTGGGTTTTTTCGTTGTCTTTTTGGGTGTTTTTTTACCTGGTGTTTCTACTTTCGGCCGGCCTCTGGCGCCGCCGTCTTTTATTGCTTCCAAATCATCTTCTTTATATATACCTACAGGGCCTATGTATTTGAACGGGCGGATGCCCTTTCTTTGTAATCTTCTTTTTACGCCATCTGAGGATATGCCCAGTATTTGGGCCATGTCTACCGCCGTCAATTCTTTCATACATAGAAGTATAACCTTCCCAGATGATATAGATCAAGTAATAAATGGTAAAATGTTCCGAAACTGGGACATTTTACTATACGAATGTATAGTAAAAAATCAAAAAACTTTCAAAAAACCCCAAAATTCCCTTCTGGAACTTGACAGCATACTATGGCAGGGGTATTCTTTATATATGTTCTACTATCGGAATACTAGAACATTAAAAAAACGGCAGCCGGAAGCCCCGGTAGCCGAATGGCCAAAGGCCAAAGGAGAATTTTATGAGAGAGTACAAAAGTTTAGCGGAATGGCTTGAAAGCAAAGGCAACCCTAAACACCACATCGCCAACGGCGAAAACGGATCGAAGGTCATCGTAATTGATGAACTGAATGATTCACTCAGTCCCGGTCTTACAATTTACAGCTTCACGGATGAAGGGCATTTCTGGATGAGTTCCGGCTGGGGAATCCGGAAAGAATACCTGCCCGCCCTCAAAGGTTTTTTGAATGAAGATAACACTGAAAAACCGATGCCGGACGCGGATGAATTTATCCAATTCAAAGTTATCGAATGGCGCGATGATGAAGGTGATGATGGCGAAGGCGAATACGTCATTGACAGAATCTACGGTTTAACAGAAGCACACGCAAGAATCATTCTCAGAAACGGAATTTACTCAGATAAATATCCGAAAGGCGCATGGCTTGAGTACACCCTTGATGGCAAAAGGATCTGTTTGGATTTGAACGGGAGGATACCAGCATGAGCGAAATATCTGTAAATGAATTTATCCGTAATTACGAAGATGGCAAATATGCCAATGCCGACACCGACACAATGATTGAGGCCGGCTGGTTTGATTGGTTCTGCGAAGATGAGGAACTTAAATCAAAACTTGACGGGCTGTTTCCCAAAGTAAAGCAGCTTGCCGCCTCTTCAAAAATCGACACCGACACAATGTATGTGTTCTTCAAAAATAACTGCCCTGTCAACGGTGAACTGTATGATGACTTCCGCTTCTGCGAGATTGAAACTGGCGATGTGGTTTATACCGTTGTTCCCGCTACCGGCCATGCTTCTACTTTTGGACAGGCTGAACTTTGGGGAAGGGAAAACAATTTCAAGGGTGCCATAGTAAAAGGCACATGGTTTGATATCTTAAATTACTTTTCCATTGAAGTTATTCATTCTATGGAATACGAAAACGCGGACGGCGATCAGAGACTTATTGGAAAGTTTGGGAAATCTACCCAAAAACAATTCGATGAAGCGCTGGCGGATCTTCCGGAACTTATTGCCCAGGCCCGGCAAGGCGATGAAAAGGCAGGGCAGACGGCCAATGATATCCTCTGGCATCTCGCAAACGAATCCTTTAATACCCGGACGTTTAATACAAAAACTTTCGGGACCGTTCACCAGTTTGGCAAACCCGAACACGCGGGGGTATCAGCATGACAAAAGAAGAAGCGATGAAAAAACTGGAAGGGAAAACGGGCGATGACAAATGGCTTGTACGGAATTATGAGTCGGACACAATTTCTGACTTCTATATAATTTCGTGCAAGAGCGATCCGTATTGGCATAGGGAGGCCATACATTTGAAGTTCCCAAGCCGGATAGAAGCCGCCGCTGAGTGGCTTATGGAGGTGGTAGCATAATGAAACTCACAAACGAAATTTTTGATCGGTACATGACTGCCGGAGAGAATGAAATCTTGGCTATGACAAAAGAATTCGACTATGAAAATTCCGCCGACTTTGAAGAGGACATTTACATCTGGGCGGTAAACCACGCCGACAAGGAACAGGTGATGAAGTTTTACGAGATGAACGAAACCGAATATGCGGATTCGCGGGAACTATGGGCTGACGAAATGGAAAGGGGGACCAAATGAAAGTCAAAAAAGAATTACTGGAAAGCGTAGATGCCGATAGCCCGCTGGGACAAGTTATCTGCTGTGCTTTGTACCTCAATTCTAAAATTAAAAAAGACGAAGTAGGCGGAACGATCCATGAGCAGGTAGCCCTGCTCAGGATAAAGGAAAAGGATGATAACGCTATTGCCCGGAAAACCGGATTTGAACAAACAACAGTAACCAGCGCGTTAAGAGACATCGTCAACTATTGCGGGGCAAGGGGGTAACAGCATGACTTTTGATGAAGTATTGGCCAAAAGAAACGAAGCCAGAAAAATCCGCAATGACGCAAATGAGGAACTGGAAAGCATAACCAATAATATTCTGGTTAAGGGGATGATGAACGCCGAATATAACTGGGGTTATTGGGATGCGGTGATAACCATTATGAAGAATCTCAAATTGAAGGAGATTGCCGCATGAAATACTTTAACCGTATTGACACGCTGGATGTCTTAAAAACCGAATACCGCCGCCTTGCTATGGAAAATCATCCTGACCTTGGCGGCGATACCGAGGTGATGAAGGAAATCAACGCTGAGTTTGATCTTGCTTTCCGTATCCTTGAGAAAAAAGCCCCGGTTAAAACTTCCGGAACTGAAACCGCAGGGGAATATAGGCGCACGTTCTACACGTCGAACGGCTGGGCCGGCGCCAGGTATAATCCCAATCTCCGCCTTCGCGATATTGCACCTATTATCCGCGGGTATGTCAAAGACGTTTATCCCACATGGAAATTCAGCGTTGTACAGGAACATAATTCTGGCAGTTGCGGTTTATATGTAACTCTCATGGAAGCACCGGAAAACATTTTTTTAGAAGACAGAATAAAAGCGGTTCCAAGACAAAGCGGCGAATACAGAAGTAATGAAGACGCGGCAATAATTTGTCAGCAGCTCCATTCAGGCAGAGGCATCCAAAATTGGGATTGGTATTACGACTGGATGACCGATAAAGCAAAAGAACTTCTAAAAGATGTGGAGAGCCTTGTTAATTCTTATCGTTATGACGACAGCGATGGTCGATTTGATTATTACAGCACAAACTTTTATCCCCATTTCGATATTGGCAAATGGAACAAACCCTTAAAAATCGTTCCCAGAAGGGAACGCATCCAAACAAACAAAGGCCCGAAAGGGGCAAGGAGAATAACAGCATGAGAACAGTTTGCAGGTATATGGTAGGGCATGACATGGACGGCTGCCCAATGGATATTTTGCTGTCGGTTGGCGTTATTGGGTACGGCGCGAAAGCCCGCAGAAAATTAAGAAAAATAAAACGCAGGTTTGGAAATAACCTTAATGAAACAATCGTGACTGTTCCCGGTATCAGGGAAATATCCCAATACGAAAGGCGGTATAGCCCCGAGGAGTGGAACAGATAATCGCCCTGACGATGGGGAGTTGGCTACTCCCCGAAACCGCCCTCCCCCCGGGCGGTCGGCGAAAGCCTCCAGCGCCTAGCGCCGGAAAATAAACCATGAAGAAGGAGATTTTATCATGGACAAAACAAATGAGAAGAAGACGGAGAAAACGTCGGAGAAAGTGGCAAAGGCCAAGAAGGAAAAGAAGTTCAACAGCGAACGGACCGCAAAACAGGCTAAGGCGGCGCTCAAAGCAGTATTCCCGAACGAGGCGTTTATCGTTTCGTCACTTGTGGAAAGGGTAAAGGTGCTGTATCCCATCGCCAGCAAAATCACACCTGCGGAAATTAACACGTTCAAAGCGGTGTTTTGCACGCTGACCAAAATCAAAAAGGAAGAAATCACCTTTGGCCAGTTTGAGGAAAAGGCGGCCTAAATAAACACACCGCCCGGGGCCAGTTCCTGGGCGGTAGTTTCCGGAGGAAATATGAATAAGGAAAAAGCGAAAGAAGAATATAAGTTTTGTTCTGAAGAACTAATCAAATACCAAACAGAAGAAACTGTGGCCGTAAACCGTTTGCGCATGGCGGAGATTTGTCTGGCAGACGCAGAAAAGGAACTCGCTGATGCGAAAGAAAGCCTTGCCGGCATTCGCGGCGGGATCACCGTGTTTGTTTCCGAATTACAGCGCTTGGGAAAGGTTGTTAAATCCGAATGAACAGGGAAATTAAAATTAGACATCCGACTGATATTCTCCCCATTCTGAATAAATGGAAAAAACGCCGGGAAGAAAACTTCCTGGCGATTACTTTGAACGGGGATCATGTTGTATACCGCATACACCACATTACGAAAGGTTTGTTGAATAGAACCATAGTACACCCCCGCGAGTGTTTCTTTCCAGTAATCCGGGATTATTCGGCGGCCGTAATGTTCATTCATAACCATCCTAGCGGAAACGCCCAGCCCTCGCATGAAGATGATGTTATTACCGAACGTCTTAGTAGGGCGGCATTTATACTGGGCATTCATTTGTTAGACCACATAATAATAACGCCAAAAGATAATTTTTATTCTTATAGGCAATTAGGAAAAATTAAAGAGAATTTTGAAGATTACGAAATAAATGACTTTATTAAATATCTTGACGCCGGGGGTGAGCAATGACGCCGCATGTTCAAGAGTTTATAAAGAAACTGGATAAAATAAGGCCGTCAAAAAGCCGTTATGAGATTTTTAGCGATTGGCTGATATTGGCATCTGCTTCCCTGTACGCTACATGGAAAAAAGACAAGGCGGTCGAGGAAGAATACTTACAAGTCGCCAAGCTGTATACGAAGGAAGAATTAGAACAGCTAAGCGGATTATTGGGAATGGTAACTGATGCCCTTGAGGAAAAGGAACAGGACTTTTTAGGCGAAGTATTTACCTATGGGGAGATGTCTAATTCAAGAACCGGCCAATTTTTTACGCCCTACCACATATCCTACATGATGGCAGAAATGTCTATTGGTGATGCTCCCAAAAACCAGATATTGAAGATATGCGATCCGGCTTGCGGATCGGGCGTTATGCTCATAGCCAGCGCCGATGTACTGAGAAAGCGCGGAATGAATTATCAGTGGGACGTATATTTCAAAGGAATTGATATCGATCCCCGATGCGCGCGGATGACTTTTATTCAGATGAGTTTGCTAGGCGCGCCCGCCGTCATTGTCTGCGGTAATGCATTGACCAATGAAACATTCTGGGAATGGGAAACAATCGGCTACTGCATAAGTGGGATGGATTTCCGGCTCAAGACAGAAAGAATGTTTGATCGGATAACACAACCGCAAACAGAACCACAGGAAGAAAAGGAAGTAGAGAAAGTTATAAGCCTACCCCCGGCGCGTGAATTGGTCCAGGGAGAATTATTTTAGGGAAAAAGCCGCGTCGCGGCTCAAGATAAACATTCTGTTCTTTGAACAGAAAGGAGATTTTATGAAAATAACCAACAGGATGAACCTTCCGGAAGCGTTGGTTAAAGCGGTAACGGTTCGGCGCCATAATAACCCCGGCCGGCTGTCCGCTACTACGCTTCTGAACGGGACAAAGCAGATCCTCCTCACAGATCGCCACTGGGACGAACTTGAGGACGATGTGGCGGATCACTTCTACGCCATTTTCGGTTCTGCCGTCCATAAGGTTCTGGAAAACGAGGGGGAAGATGAATTCACGGAGGAATTTATTCCCTACGAAGTGGACGACATGACCGTTACCGGCCGCATTGACAACTACAATATGCGGACCGGCGTCCTTTCGGACTACAAGAGCGTTTCAGTCTGGAAAATCATGTTCAATGATTTTGAGGATTGGCGCCGGCAGGGGTTAATATACGCTTGGCTCCTTATCAAGAACGGCTTTAAGGTCCATAAATGCCAATTCATCGGTATCCTTAAAGACCATTCGAAGCGGGACGCCAAGCGTAATTCATCGTATCCCCAAAAGCCCGTGTATGTCTATGAGTTTGACGTTACCCAGGAAGGGCTGGACGAAATCGAGGCTTACATCAGGGCAAAAATCGCCGATTACAAACGGTGTAAGGAAATGGCCGATGATGATATCCCGCCCTGTTCCGCGAAGGAACGCTGGGAAAAGCCCACAAAATACGCCGTCAAAAAAGAAGGCCGCAAGTCCGCCGTCCGTGTTCTCGATAATGCGGCAGAAGCGGAGAAAATGGTCGCCGAATTGGGCAAGGGGCATTTTGTCGAGAAGCGTCCCGGGGAATCGGTGCGCTGCGGTGAGTATTGCTCTTGTTGCGAGTATTGCGATTTCTACCGCAACAATGTCGCCGCGGCTGAGGAACAGGAATCGGCCGCATAAACCATGTTCCCCTTCTTTATGGAGGGGAACTGTCCGAACGTTCGGACAAATAATTTTTAAGGAGAGTTTATGAGTATGGAGTTTAAGAAAGCGGTTAAAACCAAATCGCGGCTGAGGCTTGCGATTGACGGTATTTCTGGAAGCGGAAAAACCTATACCGCCCTGGCTATCGCGTCAGGAATGGGCAGCCCTGTCGCGCTTATCGATTCGGAACACGGTTCCGCATCGCTGTATGCCGACAGGTTTGAGTTCGACACGGTTGACCTCATGGAGTTTCAAATCGAGAACTATATCGATGCGTTGAATGCGGCCGCAAAAGCCAATTATCCCATTGTTATCATTGACAGCACATCCCACGCATGGGACGCCCTTGTAGAACGTGTTGATCAGATTGCAAACAACATGAAGGGCGGAAATACGTCTTTCAGGGCATGGGCGCAGGGAACGCCGCTCCAGAAGCAGTTTATTGAAGCAATGCTCAATTATCCCGGCCACATCATTGTTACCTGCCGTTCAAAAACGGAATACTCCATTGACAAGAACGGGGAAGGCAAAACGGAGATAAACAAGGTCGGGCTTGCCGCGGTACAGCGTGCCGGTTTTGAGTACGAATTCACAATGGCGATGACAATGGACGGTAGCCATACTGGTCATGTGACAAAAGACCGCACAGGAAAATTTCAGGACAAATACATTAAAAAGCCCGGAAAGGAATTCGGCGAACAGCTTATCGCATGGCTTAACGAGGGCGCCGCGCCGCTTCCCGCGACAAAGCCTCAAACACCCCCTGCCCCCACTACACCGCCTGGCGGCGAAAACACCAAACCGCCTAACCGGAAAGATATTGTTGCCAGCATCGTTGCGATACTGCTGACTAAAACTCCGGATGAAACGGATTTCTTCTCCGACGCGGAAAGGGCTATGGCCAAAGGGTATATCGAAAAAACGGCAGACATAAAAGAGCTGGAGAAATTCGCTTCCGAATGGCAAAAGGAACTTGAAAAACGGAAGGCGAATTATACGCCGGTTCCTTTCGGTGATGATACCGCGGCGCTGGAAGCGCAACCCAGTAAGCCGCAGGCGCCTCCCGATGACGGTTTCATCGATGACATCCCCGAAGACGTAAAAGGCAAGGGCAAGGCGGGAAAAAAGAGTACCGCCCCCGCAAGCGCAACAGCCGGCAGTGAGCTGGGAATATAGGGGTACGCCATGGTAGATACAAATATCGTTGTCTTAATAGGCAGATTAACCCGCGACGCTGTACTCACGGCCACAAAAGGCGGCACATCCGTTCTCAAGTTTTCTATCGCCGTGAGCAAGTCACGCAAATCCGGTGACACCTACAAAGACGAACCGCATTTTTTCGAGATTGTGGTTTGGGGAAAACTGGCGGAATCGTTGAGTAACTACCTTACCAAAGGAAAACAGGTATCAATAACCGGGGAACTTACCCAGGAACGCTGGAGCGGCGATGACGGTAAGAACCATTCCAAAGTCACCGTTACCGCTTCATCAATCCAGCTTCTCTCTGGCGGTAAATCGGCAGATAACAATGCCGGCCATGAACAGCAGGAATCCTCACATGAAACTTCATCCGGTGCAAACGACGGGGATTTTACCGATGAAATACCGTGGTAGGGGGCGCTGAATAATGAAGTGCCCTTATCAGGATATCGGTTGCTGGTATATCAACGATGAAAGCCACGACTGCGAGGCGGAAGAAAGGGGCGGCAGTTGTCCGCACAAACCTAAAAACGGCCCGGATAATAACCGGGCATCAAAAACACAAGAGGAGAATGAAGAATGAGAAAGGAAAACATTAAATTATCCGATTTGCGCGTTAAGTCAAATCGCGATTACGGCGGCGAGGGAAACATTAAAATTCTTGCCGAGGACATTGACAAGATCGGCCTTATCAACGCGATTACGGTCAAGGAACTTAAAGAGGAAAAGGCCTTTGAGGTTGTTGCCGGCAGGCGCCGCGTCGCGGCTTTTAAGTTTCTTGGCAGAAATGAAATACCGAGCTGCATACTTGAAGGCGATGAGGTTAACCATGCCGATGAGATCGCAGGTTCGGAAAACATCAACAGGGATGCGATGCATCCGCTGGACGAGGCAGCAGTCTACAAAAGGCTTCTGGAAAACGGTCAGACAATTGAAGAATTGGTAAAACGGTATGACCGCAAACCGTCCGGCATTTGGCAGAGAATTCAATTGCTGGATCTGAATGATGATATAAAAACATTATTCAAAAACGGCAACCTGTCGCTCCATTCGGCGGCCGCATTGAAAAGCCTGGGCGATGAAGCGCAGAAAGCTTTTTATAAACAATACAAAACTTGTGTGGAGGTAAAACGGGGGGAGGAAATAGCCGGTTGGCGCATAAAGGAATTTATTTCCAACTTTGGCCATGACAAACTGTTTAGTTTTATGAAAGACAAACAGTGCGCCGAATGCAAAACAAGAACACTCTGCGGCGAAAAAACATTATTCCCCGAATGGAACGATGTGGACGATTCATGCCTAAACCATGAATGCTATAAGGGAAAATGCCAGGCGGTCATTGCGAACAGAATTAAAAGCCTGAGGGGGAGCAAGAAATCACACGCCGCGGCATCGCTTATTCTTATAAGGCATTCCGATGAAATCGAAAAAATAATGGGGGCTAAGGCGTCCATTGACGGGGTAGACTACAAAGTTATTGAGTGGACATGGAGGACCGAAGCAAAGGCCAACGACAAAGGCGCCCAGCCGTGTTTCGTGATTGATCTGTCATCATCAGGCAAATTGGAAGTAGAAGCCGGATACTGGAAAAAAGCCGAAGAAATAACTTCCGGACAAACCGCCTCCCCTGCCACAAAGAAAAAAGAATTTACTCCGATTGTTAATATCCTGGATCTGCCGAAAGACGAAGCGGAAGAAACGCTTAATGCCCTGGGCGACAGGAAACGGCTTACCGCTTCCGGGCTTGGCGGCAATGTCCGCGACTCCGTGTTCTGGCGGATTATGGAAATCAAAAAACAGGAATTTGACGATCCCAAAAAGGTTGACACCGTCAGCAAAGAAGCGTTCCTGAAAAAACATTTTCACTATCTGCACGGGAACGGGAAAAAGGTCTTTGAGATGTTTGTCGGTAAAATGGCGGTCCCCGATATTGCGAAGCTGCCGGCTGAAAAAGTTTTCCTGCTTTTGGCCGCCATGGAATGGAGCGAGTATGAGCTGGTTGAACCCGTAGATTTTGAAAAGGGGAAACCGTGCGATGTCTTGAAGTGGGCCGGTATCCCCAAAGAGAAACTGCGGCAGTTGTACAAGGAAGAAATCAGCAAGAGAATGCCGAAGAAAAAGCCCGAGAAAAAGCCGGCTGAAAAAAAGGAAGCGAAGCCTAAAACGCCCGAAGCGAAAAAAACAACAGCGGTAAAAAAGGCTCCCCTGAAAAAACTTCCGAGCGCGAAACACATCAAGGCTGTTAATGCCGCTAAAGGCAAGGGAAAAACGAAAAAATGAATCGGGAATTGGAATGTCAGAAAATTAAATGTTCTGACTATTCTACCGATGACGGAGAGCCGGCCTGGTGTTACCGGGCCGGCTGCCCTGCTACGGTAGCGGCAAACAAATGCCCGAAAGTATCGGGTGTAAAACAAGACGTGCCGGAAACGGCCAGGGAGGAACAATGAGGGTTTTGCATAGATGTAGAAATTGCGCAAATAGGAATAGCAAAGAAAAATGCCCCCATTTTGAACGCCTCTGCGGAAAGCTTCCGGACAATGGAACTTGTAAAAGTTTCAAGAAGTGCCAGATAGAACGCCAAAAAAAGGAGTAGAAAATGGAATACCGTGTTTTCGTTTTAACCATGCCTAACAATAACGCGTGGAATAATAAATGGACGGGTGACGGCAGATTGTTTTGCATTGTAAAAAGATACAAGAATAAAGACCCCATCCTTGAAAATACTGATAAGGAAAAAAGCCATTATTACAACTTTGGCGACGGATGGGGCGCGCTTGTATCAATAAAACGCATAACCGCGGATGAAGCAAAATTGTACAGGAAACGCTCCGAGGGATTTGACGGCTATAGCTGGATGGTAGATGAGATTGAAGAGTACGGGCGCATTTTAACAAGAACTGAAAGAAAGGAGAAAGAAAATGGCAATCGGAAGATCTGACCACGAAGAACGAAAAGAGGACCGTATAAACTATCTTGCGGAAAAAGCGGTCAAGGCAAAAAAGGAATCAAACCGCCATGTTCAAAGGTCTATTGACGCCGGCCGCGGCATTGAATTTGGGCAGCCTATCCTTGTAGGCCATCATTCTGAAAAAAGACACCGGGCCGCAATAAGGAAGCAGGATGAAGCCATGCAAAAAGCAATGGCTGAAAATGATAAATCCGACTACTACCAGAGCAGAGCAGAGGCCGCCGCGGGCAATAACTCTATCAGCGGAGACGATCCGGAAGCCGTTAACAAGTACAAGGAAAAACTGGCGAAGCTGGAAGCCTTTCAAGAATACATGAAAGCTATAAACAGTTACTGGCGAAAGCATAAAACCATGAAAGGATATCCCGGACTGGTAGATAGCGATGCCGAACAAATTGACGAGCGAATGAAAACAGCCTATTCCTGGGTGCAGAAATCAGGACCGTATGAGAGCTGGCGGCTGAGCAATAACAATGCCGAAATAAACCGTATAAAAGAAAAATTAAAAAACCTTTCGCAACTGGACAGCATGGCCGCGGAGATAATCACATTCAAAGGCGGCGAAATGCGCGTGAGTTTGGACATAAACCGGGTACAGTTTATTTTCGACGGCAAGCCTTCCGATGAAATACGCTCCCTGTTAAAACATAACGGTTTCCGATGGGCGCCGTCTGAGGGCGCATGGCAGCGTCAACGGACGCGGAATGCCGTCTGCATAGCTAAAGGCCTTATTCCAAAACTGGAGGATACAAAGTGAAATACTACTGTAAAAAATGCAACGCTGAAATTAGGTTGCTGACAGAAGGCGATAAAGCGCAGAAGGATGAAAATGGCAATGTTGAATGTCGTCTATGCGGAGACGGTATTTTCGCAGATGCGCCGCCCGAAATTATGAGTATTATCCCTGACTATGAAACCCCGGCGCAGTATGAGAAGCGTACTGGGAAAGCGTATCCTCACAATGCGCCTGTATGGTGGAAGTATGCAGGAGGGAATAAGAAATGGCGAACACAAAGTTATAGTTACGCAAAACGTCAGTCAACAGTAAATAATATTCTTATTGTTATCGCTGATTCGCCAGTACCGCCGCCTGTTGGCTGGAAGCCGGAGGACTAAAGAAAATGAAAAGCAGTAAGAACGAATGGCTGGAAGGATTTTGGTTTGGCTGGAGCGCCGCTATGGCAGGGGGCGTTGTCGCAATAATAATTATCCTAATTTTAAGGGATTTAGGGGTGTAAAGAATGAAAAAACAAGAAGCAAAAGAATTAACGCTTGAGGTTTGGCGGTATCTGGCGGAACATCCGGAAATAGATAGCAAAGCGAATTTACCGCCGCAATTGTTTTCTAAAATAAATATGTTGCTATACAAATGTCCCTTGTGTCATGTTCTGCGTGATTGTTATACGGACTGCCCTTTGAATAAGCCTTCCCCGTGTTTTTGCGGAGACAGTTTGTATTGGGGATGGCTTAACGCCGATACTCCAAGAAAAAGAAAAAACGCCGCGCAAAAAATAGTAAAAGCGGTACAGGCATGGAGGCCGGAATGACATTAAAAGACGCATTCGACCAGGAAGTCTTTGTCATAGAGGACAAAGAATATACGGATGAAGATTTACAGGCGATGTCGCTTGATGATCTTACTACATTGAAAATGCTGATAAACAAAAAAATTAGCGGTCTGGCCGCGGCCATTGCGGAAAAGAGAATGGACTATGCCAACAGCGGCAAAAGGACGTCAACAAACTGGACTATACGCCATAGGAATGCCATGTCAATTAACCAGCGCGTGGCCGCCTATATAAATTACTTAATCCGGAAACACTATAAAAGCGACAAGAAATTCAGCGACTACTTTCTGGCCGCGGCAAGGCTTTATTTATCGCAAGCGGATTATGACAGCATTTTAGCCATGGCTAATCAAGAAATGAGGGCGGAGGAGAAACAAAATGAATGTGACTAATATTGAATGGTGTACCATGACATGGAACCCTGTAACTGGTTGTTTACATGGCTGCCCCTATTGTTATGCAGAAAAATATGCGAAGCGGTTTGGGGGGCGTCATGTTAAAGGGATTGAACCGATTGATTCTTTTGGGGGGCATAATGTATATGACTTTCGCGGGATACATGATATTAAAAACCGATTAAGGATAAAAACAAAAGACAATTCAAGCAACAATGAAAAACTAATAACAGCTTCTTTTCCTTTTGGGTTTTCTCCAACTTTCCATCGCTATCGTCTTAATGAGCCGTTATATAAAAAGAAACCACAAAATATATTTGTGGGTAGCATGTGCGATCTGTTCGGGGATTGGGTTCCCGATACATGGATTCAGTTGGTACTCGACGCTTGCAAAGCCGCGCCGCAACATCGGTATTTATTCTTGACGAAGAATCCCAAACGGTACAACTACATAAACTGTGATGGCCAAACTCTTGAGGGGTGTAAAAAATGCAAAGAATGTGACGGGGAAAAACACCGCATACTGACGATATACCGCGAAGATGACGAACCTTTCCCCGAATTATTTTTAGGCACATCGGTAACGAATAATGAAAGTCTGTTTAAGGCTTATGATACCAGCGCCGAATGGCTCTCGATTGAACCCCTGCTTGATGATATTGGTGACGGAAAAACATTGTGGGAAGACTGCCAGGGGCGGGCGCGTTGGTCATGGGTTGTCATTGGGGCAGAAAGCGGCAATAGCAAGAATAAAATAATCCCAAAAAGAGAATGGATTGGCAGCATCGTTGAACAGTGTCGATACTATGAAACCCCGGTTTATATGAAGGACAGCCTTGCTCCAATATGGGGTGAACCGCTAATAAGAGAATTTCCATGGGAAGGGGGGAATTTACAGTATGGCAACGCTTAAGAATAAGCCCAGGAAGCTACCTGTAGGTACTTCCATGAGGCTGGACGCTAAAAAACGTAATTCTACAGGGGAAAATAAAAAAACACGCTCCACAGGCCGTTTTATCGAGGTCAAAATCCGCATTCCAGCAGACGAATACGCCCGGGGGCTGCCGTATTTTGACGAACCGAAGTATCTGCCAAAGTTCATTTTGGATTCCTACCGGGAAAGGGTAAACCGCGCCGAAGCGAATAACAAAACCGCGCGCCTGCGGATACTTGCCGGCAACATGGATCTTCTCGAACCAATAATCAAAGAACTTAATGCCCAGGGCAGACTTAATTATTTGAAGGAACAAAGGAGCGACAAATGAGACAAATAACGGACCGCCAGGCGCAGATACTTTTGTTCATTGAAAACTTTATAGACAAAAACGATTATTCGCCATCGATAAGGGAGATTGCGGATCATTTCGAGATGTCGGCAAAGGGGGCGTATGACCATGTTTGGGCCCTTATAAGAAAGGAATACCTAATCCGCCAGTCGGGCAAGTCACGGACCATCAGGCCAAAGGCTAAAAATTAGTGGAGGGGAATATAATGGGAAGACCGGAACGGCATGATGTAGACTATTTCCCCTTTTTTGTCAAAAGCGGAAAAACCCTGGACTTTTTGGAACTCAAATATGGTCCGGAAGGGACGGGGTATTTTACAAACATATTACGTTTTCTTTCAACGACTCCAAACCATTACTACTGCATAAGGGAAGAAACTGAAAAAATGGTTTTTCTGTCAAGAATAAAAACGACGGATGAAAAGAAAACGATGGATATTATTGAGATCATGGTTAAAACGGGAAAGCTTGATAAAGACTTATGGGAAAAGCACAAAGTAATCGCAAGCGAAGCGTTTTTGAAATCGCTGGAGCCGGCTTATGAAAAGCGGAATAACAAGGTAATTACCATCGGCGAAATAAGGGCGATTTTTGAAAGGGGGGTTAAAAACCCAGTTTTCGGTGACGGAAACTCGGTAAAGGTAGACGGAAATCCCGCAGGAGATGATTCTGCTGTAGTTTACGGTGTCGATAAGCCCCAAAGTAAAGTAAAGAAAAGTAAAGTAAAGAAGAGTAAAGAAGAATCTAGCGGTTCTGACGAACCGCCCAATGGTAATCATAAAAAGCCCCCATTACGCGAACGTGATCCTGTTAATGACATGGAACGTGTTGAAAAGGCCTACCTTCAAAACTGGGATACGCTTTATTCCCATGGCAGGGTGCAAACTACAGAACCGGTAGTAACCTGGGGGCAGACCCGGAAACTGCTTAAAAATCATTTTAAGAAATTGAAACCGGAACAAATAATCCAAGCCCTTAACGCCGGCATGAATGACAACGATGTTATGAAGGGGGGATATTCCCTGAGTACGATGCTGACGGCATGGGTATTAAACAGGCTTATAAACGCCGTCCCCGCGGGATCATCCCAACGGGAAAAATTAACTTTGGAGTGAGGAAAAAATGAGCGATACAAACGAAAAAGAAATTATAACCGTACAATGCCCGAAACACGGGGAGTATTCCGGAGAGCCGATAATAATAAATCTTTCCGGAAGAAAGAAGGTAGTGGATCCGCCATGTCCCCAGTGCGGAAAAGAAATTGAAGCTGAGGAACAGCGGAAAAAAGAGGAACAGGAAAGGCAAAGGATAATTCATAGATTCCAATCTATGAACATTGACAAAAAGTATTATGAATCAACCTTTGATAATTTTGACGCATATAACGATGAATTAAGAGAACACTTAAAAACATGCCGTGCCTTTGCGGAAAACCCGGATGGGAAACTTGTCATGCTGGGCAAGAACGGGAACGGAAAAACCCATCTTGCCGTAAGCGTCCTAAAAAAAATGGGTGGGGTTATATATACGGCTTTCGAGATAGGTGTAAACCTGCGGCAAAGTTACAACGGCGAAACGAAAGAACATGAAGTTTTTGAGGAACTATGTACGGTCCCCATGCTGGTCATCGATGAGATTGAAAAAATAAAGGATACCGAATCAAAACAGAACTGGATGTCCCATGTAATCGGCAAACGATATAACAGGATGCTCCCTGTAATCTTAATCGCAAACTGTCACACGCAAAAAGACTGCACGGAAAAGAAAAAGCCGTGCCCGTACTGCCTTGAATATCACCTTGAAAGCGACATTATTTCCCGGATCATCGAGGACGGGATCATTATGAAATTCAACAGCAGCGATTATCGGAGAAAAATCAGGGAGGCTTTTTTTAATTCGTAATTTGCCGGAGTTTCCGGTAAAAATAATTTTTAAGGAGAGGGAAAATGAAAAACAAAGCAATCGATATGCACAACCTGCTTTTTGCCCAGCTTGAAAAGCTTGGCGACGATGATCTTGAGGGCGAAAAATTAACGCAGGAAATCAAGCGCGCTGACGCGATGAACAAACTGGCCAGCCAGTTAATTAACAACGGCAGGCTTGTACTGGACGCAATACGCATAAGCGAGGAATACCCGGATATTGATTTGCCGGAGCAGTTTGAAAAGCCCAAGTTATTACCGCCGGGGAGAATTGCCAAAAGATGAGGCCCATATATACCGCGAAACATTTGAAGTATCTCAAAAGTATTTATAAAGGGCGCCATATTCTGGAGACAACAAAGCTGTTTAATAAGCGGTTCCGGATGCGCGTCACCCCGGCAGCTTTGAAAACTTACGCGCAAAGATTCGGATTAAAAAGCGGTTATAAACCAGGTTCCGACTGGAATAAAAAATACTATGAGAAACATATCAGGTTTCTCAAAAAGAACGTGCCGGGCAGGCATTATTCGGAAACCGTAAAAATCTTTAACAAGCGTTTCGGATTTACAATTACTGCCAGACAATTGGCAAGCCTCTGCAAAAGGGTTGGCATACAAACCGGATTTACAGGATATTTTCCAAAAGGCCATGTTCCGCATAATAAAGGCATAAAGGGGGTGTACTATCCTGGATGCGAGAAAGGCTGGTTTAAGAAAGGGGATGTCCCCTGGGACTATATGCCGGTTGGTACTGAACGCGTAAACGCGGACGGATACGTTGATATTAAAATTACCGATACCGCCATGCCGGTACAAAGAAGATGGAAGGCAAAACACATTATTCTTTGGGAAAAAGAACACGGCAAAGTACCCAGGGGGCATTGCGTAATATTCCTTGACGGCAATAAAAAGAATATCACGCTTAATAACTTGATGATGGTATCAAGGCAGGTTCACGCCGTAATGTGCCATTTGAATTATTTTACAAAAGACAGGGAAAGAACAAGGGCAAACTGTACGCTGGCGCAGCTTAAAGTCGCAATAGGGGACCGTAAAAGAGAATCATTTAAGAGGGTTAAAAGGACGATGGTTTTTCTTGATAACAACGGAATGCGAATTCAGGTTGTAAAAATTGAAGGCAAGAAAAAGTGGGTTGCCATGAGGGAATCAAAATACGGATTACGGCTGTTAAAGGCCAAAATAAAACCAAGAAATTCCATAGCGGCCGCTAGGCGCGATTTATATGAATACGCATTAACCAGAAACTGGCAGAGGGTAGAAAAATGATTTTTATTAGTGAAAAACAAAGCGTTGCTTTGTAGAAATATTTAAGGGGGTATAGAAAATGGAATGGGGTGAAAAAAAAGAAATTTGGCGTTATACGAATGTTGAAAAGAAATTTGTGGTAGAGGTCCACAAATGGGAAAGATGTGAAAGAATCCATTGGAATAAATATCTGTATTTATATCCTGGACACCCTGAATTTGGAAAGTATCTTGCGGCAAAAAACGGACATTATCCTGAAACACCGTGGGAATGGAATCATGGATTAACCTATTACTTTGGAAGTTATGACCGTGACGGAAAATTAAAATTTCAAGAATTTGGTGATGATTATTCGCACGTTTGGGATGATCAAAATCCAGTTGACAGCGAAGGTACGCGGGTATTTGCGGATGCCGAACGGCTTATTAACAAATTAGAGGAGGAATAAAATGGCTTACAGTAACTGGGGCGCGTTTGTTTTCTGTAACGGAGAACGTAGGAAAGACAAAGAGGATGTGGGCGTGTTTGATACTGACGAGGCAAGCCTGCCGGCAGGCGGCCGGATTTTCGCCAACATCTTAAAAAACATGGAAAACCAAAACACCGATTTATCCGCCCGTTCGCATCATGCTGTTTTAGGCGATAAAGAAATACGGTTATGCGGTTATAAGAACTGGCCGGAATTGTGGCGTTTCCGTGATGGGAAGGCAGAGCAAATTGACATGGATCAATTTATTGCGATCCGAAAAAATGAATATGAGAATGATTATGAGGGCGAAATTGACGGATTCAAATTCAGCGCTGAACAGTACGAAGGCAACATGATTGATTTATGGCTAACAGAACCTGACGGCACAGAATGGAAAAGCACCTGCGGGATGAGCTACGGCGCGGGATACATGGATTAACGGGAGGGGAATTGTGATTGAAGTTTCAATTTACGAATTAGTACATTTAGGCCTTGCCTGCCTTACATTAGGTTTGGGCATTGGCTGTTTAGTGTGTGTGTTAACCACAAAGTAAAAGGAGAAAATAAAAATGTCAGATACGATTCCTGATAAGGAAATAAGCGAACAATCGCCTAAACCCTGCCCATATTGCCATTCAGTTAAAAACGAATTCGGCACTTGTAGTTGGCATTGTCTCACCTGCGAACACGCAGGAACGAATAAAGATTGCCTGAAAGGTTGTGATTACAAACGAATTGAGCCGAAACCAAAAAGAGTGATGATACCTGATGATGAATTTGATCGGTATCCCTTCAAACAGGCAAAGAGAAAAAAGGAAAAGCCGTTTTTATCTTGCACATGGTACCCGGATCAATGCGATGCGGCTGGCTGTGATTGCGGACAGGGGCCATGCCGGGATTATAAAGAGGATTGAATTATGGGCATAGTAACGCTTTATAAAAACACCCAAACAGCAGGGGAAAAAATCTATAAAGATTTATGGGGACTTTCCGAATACGAGCCGCAAACGCTTTTCGATACTGGCTTTACTTCCGAAAAGGCAGAATACATCATCCCAGACAGCTTCAAAATAAAAGAAAATTGTTTGGAAAAAGAAAATTATTCTTATGAGATATTTACAAATCCGGCCGGGAAGCCGGGCATAAGAATAATAAATGGCGGTATATTTTGCAACGAATTGAAAAAGCCAGGAGAGGAACAGAAAGTAGAACCAAAATCGGAGCGAAAGATCAGCGCTTGGGTTCCGCGGATGATTAACGGCGAATGGGAAATATATTGAAAGGGGAATATTATGTCTGATTTGTTTGAAAATACAATATACCTGAAATCTGCAGATAATAAATATCGATATGCCCTAGGGACCAAAGGAGAGAAAACACTTTATTGTATTGGAGTAAATCCCAGCACGGCAACGCCGGAACAATACGATCCTACAATAACGCGAGTAAGCCATACTGCAAAAAAAGCAGGATTTGATTCATTTGTAATGCTGAATATCTACCCGTTACGGGCTACAAACCCTGATGACCTGCCAAAAGTTCCTGACTGGAAAGAACATAATATAAATATGGACGCTATTCTTCATGTAATTAAAAACGGGTCTACTGTTTGGGCGGCGTGGGGAGACTTAATAAATAAAAGGCCGTGGCTTATTGAATGTCGCGACAGTGTTTTGAAGCTTATTAAAATGTATAGAAAAATTGACTGGGTAAAAATGGGAGAATTAACCAGAAGTAAAAATCCGCGGCATCCGCTTTATTTGAAGTACCAGCCTTTTTCAAAATTCAACATAGAAGGAGAGAAAAATGACAGTAAAAGTAATTAAAACCAACGGAGAAATCGAGGAGTATCCCAATGCTCATATTAGTTGGGAATGGGACGAGAGTGAGACAGGTACAGATAGCGGCTGGCGTGTACATGCGATGGATAAAAACTGTACAACTGTTTCCGCTTTTATTTATCCCAGGGACTGCCAGAAAATTGAAATCACCCATGATGAAAGCGACATGGTTTTCAAAAGACCGCCTGACGAAAATTGCATCAGTGGTAGCCGGTACAGGATTTTTTCAGAAATAGACAAGGATTGCAAACTGTATTTTGAAGCTTTCAGTTATAACAGGCTTAAAGAGAAAGTAAAAGCGTATTCAGAAGCTGAACTAAAAGCAGTACGCAAAGGTGCGATAGATAATGCTGTTGCGGAGGTGATTGTCATTGAATATCTGGATTGGAGGAAGGAAAATGAAAGTTCTAACAGTTAAAAACCCCTGGGCAGACTGGATCATATTCGGCTGTGAGGGATCATTCAAAACAACAGAGAATCGGACATGGGAAACATTTTACAGGGGACGCCTTTATATTCACGTTTCAAAACAACTTGAAGACAATCCGTATTTCTGGACTTACATTCGAACGGATGGAAAAGAGCGTCATGAATATTGGAAAAATCAATCCGGAAAGATAATCGGGTCGGTAGAACTTTATGGTATCGACAGGGAAATAAAAACGGAATGGGATGAGCCTGGGCTATTCCATTGGCGGATGAGAGATCCGCGGCCGCTAGATGTGGCAATAGAAACGCGCGGCGCGTTGGGGCTATGGAATTACGAGGTACGAAATGGCTGAGTTTAACTGTAAGCGCTGCGGCCAATGTTGCGGCCCGATATGGTTTACCAAAGCGGAATATAAGGCAGTTTGGCGCCTTGCCAAAAATATGGGTATAAGCCTGGTTAAAGGAACTATAGCAGAACAGAGATGTTATCTCCCCAGGAGTATGGCCAAGAAATTAAACAGGCCCAAGGAAGAGCTGGCGAAAATGATTGACAACTTTGAATTAAACTGCCCTTTCCTGGGAAAAGACAAGGAAGGCAAAACCCTCTGCCGGATCTATGACGTGCGGCCGGAAGTATGCCGGTTATTCGGAAGCCGGCCGGATTTGGACAATCGTTTTAGATGCCCTTATCAACCGAAAGGAGAATAATATGAGCATAACAGAATTAAAAAACATGGAAAAAATGATTTTTGCTTGCCAAAAATGTACCAAAGAGCATTGTTATAAAAAATGTACTAACTATTTGCCGCCTGAAGAACTATTGAGAGTGGTAGATTTGGCGATGATACAACTGATGGAGCAGGAAAATAAAAATGCAGGATAGTTTCTTATTTCCGATAGGCGGCGGCAACTGGTATCAGGTAAAAGACGGCAACCCCGCCGCGCTCGCGATATACCTGCGCCATTATTCGGCCCGAAGGTACGCCGATCAAAGAGATAGGAAGCTGTTTTGCGGGCCCGGAGAAAAGATGGTATTGCTTACATTGGACAATAAGGCGCTTTTTGTGTGGCGAAAGTTTATAGACGACAGCGGCCAGCAGGGGGTAAACTGCGCCGTATTCCGAAACGAAGGAAAACTTTTGTCATCATCGCTGATTAAAGAAGCGGTATCAATATGCCGCAGGCGATGGCCAAAAGATAGGCTGTATACATACATCAATCCGAAAAAGATAAAATCGACAAACCCGGGATATTGTTTTCAAAAGGCCGGCTGGACAAAATGCGGCAAGACGAAAGGCGGCTTGCTGATACTGGAATATACACATTGAAAAAGATACTATGATATAAAGGAGTGTAAAATATGACGGAAGTATTGGCCAAAGTTGAGATTGATTGCGAAGGCGATATTTGCGGCCGCTGTAAGTATCGTAAACAGTGGGTAACCGGTGAAGGCCCGTTCCAGCCAGGGTGCGACCTTTTTCATCTGCCGTTATATGAACCTGTGGGGGATAACCGCCGCCGTCTGCCCGAATGTATTGCCGGCGAAGCGAATGTAATTCTACTGAAATGAGTGAGGAAAGAAAAAATTTGTCCGAACGTTCGGACAAAATACTCATAATACCGTATAAGACCGCTAAATACTTATAATACTTTTCAATAAAATTTGACATTAAAATTATCCCTGCTGTATACTCATTGCCGAGGGAGAACTTAATGTACACTATTCTCAAAGGGCGCGTATTCGCACGCGCAAAAACCAGCTTCATTCAAAATCCATCGCGTTACTACTCCATGTCCGTCGCGGCGACATGGGCCGGGGTAGGTTCGCTCATGGTGGGCATCCAGATGGCGCAGAACTTCGGCGTTCTGCCCTTCCTAATCTGGGCCTTCGGGAACACAATGGCCTGCATTGTGTTCGGGTTACTGGCGCCGGTGATACCAAAGGTGCGCGAGGTTTTCCGCAGCCGCTTCATGCATTACGTCATCGGCCTGATGTGCGTGTTCCAGATATGGGTAAACCTTAACGGCATCCAATCCATTTTCAAGGACACCCTGCTCACCGGGCGTTTCGGCATGATTCTGGCCTACGCGGTCGCCGGCGTTTTTATCATCCTGTTGCTCAGGTACGGCATGATCCGGAACGTCCTCACCGACTACGCGAGCTGGATCAGCGTCTACATTGTCGCGCTGCTCCTGACGGTGTTCGCCATTATTTATTCCCAGGGCGATATGCGCGTTCTGTCCTGGGGGCTTGAGGCCGGGGCGATATCCAACGGCATACAAAAATGCGTTCTGCTGCTTCCGGGGCCGTTCCTCTATCCGTATTTTTTCGAGATACTGGACTACAACGACCAAAACAAGGACGGGACGAAAAAGGTAAACATACGGCGCGCCTTCATCGGCGGCGGGCTGCTGTTCGGCGCCTACCTGACGTTCACATTCCTACTGGCGTGGACAAACTTCAATCCCGTGCTGAACATTATCAAGGCCTTTTTGATAACGCTGGTAGCCGTTTCCACAATCTCGTCATTTTTGTACAGCATTTACATCACCTTCGGGCGCCGGCTGGGCCTGGCCGTCAACGCGGCCGCCATCGCCTTGTGGCAGCTCTTAATACCGATGGGGGTATTGGGCGTGTGGACGCTCATGGCGTCCATAAGGATTTACATTGTCATCGGCGGGGTTCTGTTCGCGGTAGGCTGGCATTTAATTGAACGGGGGAAAAAGCATGAGAAAAGAATATAAAGAGGTCAATATATCCCTGCTTAAAACCCCGGAAAAGAACACGCGCATACACCCAGAAAAACAAATTAACGAAATCCGGCGCTCCTTAAAAAAATGGGGGCAGTACAAGAACGCCGTCATCGATGAGAACTACCTCGTTTTGGCCGGGAACGGCTTGGTCGAGGCCATGCGGCTTGAAGGTTTTAAGAAGATCCGCGTAATCATAATGTACGACCTGACGGAAAACGAAAAGAAAAAGCTGATGATGGCGGACAATAAGACGGCCGGCCTGGGCGTTGACAACCTGGGGAACATCGAGGAGCTCATCATCGAGCTGGCCGGGGATTTCGACATACCCGGCTTTGACGATGACGTGCTTGCGTCCATTAACGCCGCGTCGGAAGAAATATCCGCGGCGCTTGACGATTACGGCAAAGCGACCGAAGGAAACCTTGCCGGCATTGACGCGAACGCGGACGTAAACAGCGAACAGGATGAGGGGCCCGGCGATGAAACCGACAATGAAACATTCGCCGGAAAAACCCTGCACACCTGCCCCCAGTGCGGCGCCGAAATATGGTTGTAAAACGGGAAGGAACGAGATCAGTCGTAGAAGCCGCCCGGAGACGGATTATTAACGCTTTTTCCAACGGAAAGAAAGTGTATGTGTCTTTTTCGGGCGGCAAAGATTCCCTGTGCCTTTTGGATTTAATCCTGACCCTCGCCCAGGAGGGCAGGATTGATCCAAAACAGATGATTGTCGAATTCATCGATGAAGAGGCGATTTTTGACTGTATCGAATTATCCGTCATGACATGGCGGAAAAAAGTGCTGCTCATGGGAGGGCAATTCAACTGGTTTTGTCTTGAGGTAAGGCATTTTTGCTGCTTCAATAATCTGGAAGAGGATGAATCGTTCATCTGCTGGGACAGCACGAAAAGAGACGTGTGGGTGCGGCGGCCCCCGAAATTTGCCATAATGCAGCACCCGCGGATGAAGAACCGGGTATATACCTACCAGGACTTTCTAACAAGGCATAATTCGGACGGCATAGTAATAACCGGCGTCCGCATGGCGGAATCGGTACAGCGTTCAAAGTATATGACAAATTCTTTCACGTCAAAGAAGGGGTTGGCCAGGGGGAACATGGTTTGGGCTATTTATGATTTCAAAGATACGGACGTATGGCGGTATTTGCACGAAAGGAAAATAACAATCCCGGACATCTACCTGTTCCTGTACCAGTCCGGAAGCACGTTACGAAGCCTGCGCGTCTCCCAATTCTTTTCAGTGGACACGGCAAAGTCCCTTGTGAAGATGAACGAATACTACCCGGATTTAATGGACCGCATAATCCGGAGAGAGCCGAACGCCTACCTTGCCGCCCTTTACTGGGACAGCGAAATGTTCCGGCATTCCTCGAAAAAGCGCAGGGAACTTGAAGAAAAAAAAGATTATAAGTCCGAAGTGTTCAGGATGTTGGAAAGCCCTCTCAAAAACTTCAAAACAAAAGGCGGCCTGATTAACGCGAGGAACATAAACCAGTTGCTTGTGAAGTACGGGCTTATCATAAATGACAAAACATACAAAAAAATCTACGACTGCCTTGTCGGAGGGGACCCGAAACAAAGAACCCTCCGGGCGATAATTACCGGCATCAATATGGACTATTCAAACGAACACGACAAAAAAGAAAGGAAACCTCATGGAAAATAAACTGATGGCGCCGTTGTCTACCCTGCAATGGGTAGAACGGGACATATTAAAACCGAATTCATACAACCCCAATAAAGTGTCAAGGGAAAACTTAAACCTTCTCACGCAATCCATACTTTCAAACGGCTGGACGCTCCCGATTGTGGTGCGGCCGGATATGACCATTATTGACGGATTTCACAGATGGACGGTTGCCGGCGAAGAACCCCTGAAAACGCAGCTTAAAAACAAAGTGCCCATCGTAATTGTAAAGCATAAAGACGAGGCCGGCGATATGTACGGGACGGTAACGCACAACCGAGCCCGCGGAACGCACCTTCTTGAGCCCATGAAAAACATCGTTAAAAAGCTGCTACAGCAGGGAAAGTCCATAAAGGAGATAGGCGTGGAACTGGGCATGAGACCGGAGGAGGTATACCGCCTGTCCGACATATCGAAGGAGCAGTTTCTACAGATGATGGCCAACAGGGCGCCGGGATATTCAAAAGAGCTTTACTTGCGGAAAGTCTAATTTTTTGATAACATAAATTAACATGATAGACAAAGATGCTCAGGGGGCGGCAGACCGCTTCATGGCCAAATTATTAAACGGCGGTTTTACAATGGAATATGAATTCCCAAAAGAATTGGACAGAAAATGTACCGAAGAGGAATTCCATGAGATGATGACAACCTTCAATGATGAAATACCCATAAACCAAATAACTTTTTTAGATTATCCAGGTTAAGATGTACTTTCGGAAAGTGTAGACAAAACAAATAACAGGTAGTATGATTTTCTCATGGGATACGATTGGGGATCAATAGCAAAAGCGTATGTTAAATGTTTTGATGAAATTAAAGACGCTTTTAATGTTGTTTTGAAGAATGTCATAAGGCCTATTTATGACTGTATGCTATTGGCGGCCTCTGCTGAAAACCCAAAGTGGTATTTTTATTATAAAAACGCAAAGAAAAAGCGTATTCGAGAGAAATACGAAACCTTATTGCAAAACAAGTTTTTTCAATTATTGGCCGAAAAAAACTGAAAAGGAGTAATTATGGGAACTGATAACCCTCTTCAATTAGTACAGCGTCATGAATTGGAAGCTTATAAATCCTACCTGCAGAGTATGGGGTTAAATGAGCAGGAGGTACAGGAAAGGACAAAATGTTATGTGGTTATGGAAATAGTCCCTGCCCATAAAAGTTAAAAAACGTAATACGCTTGCTATTCCATAAAATCAGTGTATAATCGCTTTACGAGGCAAGAAAAATATGGCTACTCCAAAAAAAGACCCGGCAGATTATCTGCCAAAGGGCAGACCGTCGAAATATGACGTTTCCATGTGCGAAACCGTCATAACCTGTATGTCAAAAGGCTACATCGTTGAAGAAGTGTGCGCCGAAATCGGCATTGCCAGGGACACCTTTTTTAACTGGACAAAAGACTACCCGGATTTTTCGGACGCTTATAAAAAAGGAAAATCGGCTTTTATCGCTTTTTGGGCAAGAGCCTACAAAAAGGTGATGATGGGCATACCTTTGAACCCTCCGAAAAAGCCGGCCCCGAAATCAAAAACAGGGCAGAAAAAAGGCGCGAACGAAAAGGACAAAGAAGAGGAAGCCGTCGAATTGGGCAAGGCGAACCCTTCCATGATGATTTTCTACATGAAGGCGCATTGCAACTGGAGGGAAACCGTCAACAATAACAATAAGCATGAATTTACCAACAGCATACCCGACACCGCAAAAGATCGGCTTGACAGGATTTTTGGCGACACAAAAAAGAAATCGGCAAAAATACAGCCGAAAATAGTCACGAAAAAAGGCACGTTAAAAAAGGGGAAGAATGAAGGATGAGGCAAGGGGTAGCTGGAAACAGCAGCTCTGCTCCGACGCTTTCCTGCAGATTGTCGCTGACGAACCCCATAAACTGGGATGGCTGATAGGCCGCGATAAATTAAACCCGATACACAGCGAATGGATCAAGTATTGCTGGGACAGTGACGAACCCCGGGCGTTACAGGCTTTCCGGGGCAGTTATAAAAGCACGTCCGTATTGCTCATCGGCTGTATCCGCTGGATGCTTTTTCATCCCGATGACCGTATAGGAATAATCCGCAAGAACGCCAGCGCAGCGAAGGAATATACAAACACCATCGCCACGGCCATGGAGCTGCCGGAGATAAAAGAATTATTCAGGTACGCGCATGGGGCATACCCTAAAATCGTCCGGCAGCGTGACGGCCGCTACCATTGGAATTTCAAAAAGACGCTTACTCCGGAAGGGAACATCACCCCGTTGGGAATTGACGGCGCGTTAACCGGCGCCCACTTTGACAAGGTGCTTACCGATGACATCATCACCGTCAAGGATAAATTAAGCCGCGCGGAGAGGGAACGCACCAAAGAAATGGTGCATGAAATAGCGACAAACATTATTGATCCCGGGAAGGGCAGCACATGGATCGGGACGCCCTGGCATCGAGAGGACGCATGGGGGGAGATTAACGCTTTTTGCGATGTTGCGAAATATGCCCAGAGCAGATTCAACGTATTCAAGATCGGCGGTAAAACGTACAGGATTTTAAGCAAGGAAGAGGCCACAAGAAAAAAAGAAACCACAACCCCGTTCCTCTACGCCATAAATTACGAATTGGAAATCGGAAAAGACGAATCCCTGCTGTTTTCGGATCCTATTTATTCAAAAGGCTGGGATTTTTCAAAGAGGGAAGCGATAGCCCATCTTGATACCGCTTTTGACGGCAGCCACTACAACGCCCTGACAATAATCGTTCCCTTGAGGGGAAGCGGTGATAGCACGGTTTACCAGGCCATAGGGTTCGCATACGCGGGGCACGTCAAGGACTGGTACAACCAGATTAAAAGTTATTGTAACCAGTACCGGGTAAAAACATTGTATGTTGAATCAAACGCCGATAAGGGGATGAGCGGAAAGGACTTGACGGCGATGGGTTTACGCGTTAAATCTTATAGTGAGTCCCAGAACAAACATCTCAAAATTAGTACGAACCTGTATAAGTTCTGGAATTACATTGAATGGGCGCCGGAGTCTGACGATGAGTATATGTTGCAGGTAACGGATTACAAAGAGGGGTCAACGCCTGATGACGCCCCGGACAGCGCGGCTTCATTATTGCGGGAAGCGTTTACGAAAGGCGGATCTGCGTCCAGGTCGAAGTATGAATGGTAGAGGGGATGCCATGTTAGAATATGCGAAAAAGTATGAGGAACAATTAAAACAATTATTTTATAACACCGCTTTTGATCCGTTTTACCAGTATGAACAATTTATGCCGTACCGCGAGACGCTTAAATTGCCTGATGACACATACAACGCAAACCATTTTGTATCATTACATGACAGCGAGATTTTAGGGATGATCGCGTATCAAATCAAGAGGGCGGAGAATAGCGTTTGGGGGTTACATATAATCCATTTCGGGGGCAAGCAATCAAAGCATAATTTCATTTTTGGCAATGATGTTTTAACCGCCATTAAAGATGTTTTTCAAAAATACGGATTTAATAAAATTAACTTTTGTGTCGCTATCGGAAACCCCATAGAAAAAACATACGACAGGCTGATAAAACGCTACAACGGCAGGATAGTCGGAATCAAAAAACAGGAAACAAGGTTAATTGACAATAAATTGTATGATGTTAAGGAATACGAAATCCTAGCGGACGAGTATTTTAATTCAGATATTTACAAGAGGGGAAAAAACCATGAGGGCTAATGTTTCGGCGGATTCGGTAGCGGCAAGAGTGCAGGCCGTTAAAGTTAGGCGGCAATTAAAAGCGGACGGCTGGCAGAACCTCGTTTCCGGTTTGGGCACGGCCGCGGATAAGCAGAGGCATACCAGGGCGCGGATGTCGGGAATAATGACCGATGAAGAGCTTGAGGATATCTTTGTCGATGACGGCCTGGGCACGAACATTGTCAAGGCGATACCCGATGACATGTTCCGGGAAGGATGGGAATACGATTTCCCCGATGATGACGAAATCGAATCAGAAGAGCTGACGGATGAGTATAATGCGGTCCTTGAAAATATAGACGCCATTTCAAAGATAACCGAGGCCTTTTATTGGGCGCGCCTGTACGGCGGGGCGGCTATCCTCATCGGGGCGCTGGACGGCAAGGATTTAAGCCTGCCGTTAAACCCCAAAAAAATAAGAAATATCGAATATCTGAAAGTTATCGACAGATCCGATATCGAGTTTTCAAAAATTAAGTTTCAGATTGATCCCACGCTGCCCCGGTACGGCCTGCCTGAATATTATTCAATAAAGTTTATCAGCAGTTTTGGCAGCGAAGAATCAAAGGACGTGCATTATTCCAGGGTGATTGAAATACACGGCGATCCGATACCTGACGGCGCCACACGGTACGGCAAGGAACAGCGGTACTGGGGCGTAAGCGTTTTGCAGAACGTAGAGGACAAACTGCGGAAAGTGGGCAGTTCAATAGCGAGCGTGAGTCACCTGTTAGACGAATTCAGCGTGGGCAAATACAAACTGAGCGACCTTGCGGACATCCTCAGCCAGCCCGATGGAAAAAGCCTGATGATGAAACGTGTCGAGGTTATGGACTTAACAAAAAGCGTTTTCCATTCCATGTATTTTGACAAGGAAGATGATTTCATCAGGGAGAACGTGAGCTTTGCCGGCGTTCCGGAAGTATTGCACGTCATATTCATGCTGGTGTCATCGTGTACGCAAATCCCCATAACGCGGCTGTTCGGCGTGTCCCCGGCCGGAATGAACTCTACCGGGGAATCAGACATGAGAAATTATTATGACAAGGTTCGGTCCAAACAGAGCAAGGAAGCGGCGCCGATTTTACTGCGCCTGGTGCGGATAATTTCAGAATGGAAAAACAAGCCCGAGCCTTACGTCATCTGGAAGCCGCTACAGCAGCTCTCCCCCAAAGAGCAGGCGGAAGTGGACAAACTGGAAGCGGACAAAGAGCAGGTAAAAGCCAGCACATACCAGGCCTATATCAACGCCGGAATTATGGAGCCGTATGAGGCGCGTTACCTTCAATTCGGCGACACCCTCGATAAGATACCCGTTCCGGAAGATTTAATACCGGAAGTGAAAACGCTGCCCGAGGTTAAAGAGCCGCAGGAAGGCCAGGAAGAAAATCCGGAAGGGGCTGATGACGAACCGTCAACCGAGGACCGCATAGCGGAACTTGAAGAAAAAGAGGAACTGTCCGAAGAGGAACAGGAAGAATTGGAAGAGCTGAAGAAAAAACAAAAAGAGGGGGAATAAATGTTTGAGAAATGCCCTTGCGGTTCAGGCAAATTATATTCAAAGTGTTGCAAGCCGTATATCAGCGGCAAAGAAATAGCGCCTACCCCGGAAGCCCTTATGCGAAGCCGCTACACCGCCTATGTGTTACACGAAATCGATTACATTGTTGACACCTGCTTTGGGGATAAGGAAACCATCGACCGAGACAGCATAAAAAAATGGAGCGAGACTTCAAAATGGACGGGGCTTGAGATAATTCTTTCTGAAATTATTAGCGAAGATGCCGGCCGGGTTGGATTCAAGGCCTTTTACGAACAGGGGCGGCTTAACAACGTCCATCATGAAATGGCTTATTTCAAAAAACATGAAGGCCGCTGGTTATATGACGGCGGCAAAATACTCCCCGTCCCTGCGACACGTTCTGAAACAAAACAGGGGCGCAACGAATACTGCCTGTGTGGAAGCGGCAAAAAATATAAACATTGTTGTGGAAGGTAGATTGAATATGGCGGAATTGATTTTAGAAAAGCGTAAACCTTTATTAAGGGGTTACGAGCCCCTTACATTCGGCATTGTGAAGTGGGGAAACTTAAACGAAATGGCATACGGGAATAAAAAAAACATTTCGTTCAGGGAACCTGTACCCGTCGATGTTGAAAAGCGCCCTTATAACAGAAAAGCGCCTTATAAGAAAAGGGGGCCGCTGTCGGAGGAAACAAGATTCAAAATCTCTCAAACTTTACTAGCCAAGAGGAATGAAAAAAACAATAAAGGAATTATTTAGAAAAGATGATATCTACTTCCGGACGTATAGGGCTTAAAGCCGCCCTGTTTGCCAGACGCGTAAAAATGGGAAGGGCCGCCAGAGGGAAGCCCCGGAAAAGAACGCGCTGGTTGTACCCCTGGGCTACCGAAAAGCATTACGCGAAAGCGATCCGCGCGTGGATCAAGCCCATGCAGGATTATGTCAATACTTATATTAAAAATAATTCCGAGGCGATTCTCCGCGGCGACTCCGCCGCCCTTATGAGACAGGATGAAATACCGGGCGGTTCATACCGCCGCATGGTGCGATCCCTTAACGGCTGGTATTCGACTTATTTGCCGCCGATTAAGGAAAGCGGAACGCGGGATGCTCCGCCGATAGTTTTTATGGGGCTGGGGAACATCGCTAATTCATTGGCCAATTTCAACAGCGAACAATGGAATAAGGCGGCCAAAGCGGAACTGGGCGTGGAGTTCCCGGTATATGAGAGCTGGTGGCCTGGAATGAAGGAAGCCTGGCAGGAAGAAAATTATATGCTCATCCAGGACGTAAGCAGGGATTACATAAAACAGGTAAACCGCGCCGCGGAAAAAGCGATCATCAACGGATTGTCTCCGGGGCAGCTTGCAAAGGCCATTCACAAAATAAATAAAAAAATAGAAGCCTCCCGGGTAAACCTCATCGCCAGGGATCAGATAGGAAAGCTTAACGGCCAGATTACACAGGCGCGCATGCAGGCGGTAGGCCTTGAAATGTACGAATGGTCAACGGTCGCGGATGAAAGGGTGCGCGATTCCCATGCGGATCTGGAAGGCGTGATCTGCCGATGGGACGATCCAACGGTTTATTCTGATGACGGCGGGAAAACATGGAAGCCGCGGCCGGCAGACTGGGCGCAGGAACACCCAGGGCAGGACATCCAATGCCGGTGTACCGCGCTGTCATACTGGGATGAGCTAATCGATGAGGTGGACCGGGAAATAGACGAAATGGAAGGGTACGTCGCCGGCGCCTCCGACGCCGAACCTTCCGGAAGCGACACGTCCGAAACGGAAGATCCGCCAGAACGCGGATTAAGGTCGCCGCTGATAGAAACGCAGTTAGGCATAACACAGGAAGACGCGAATGGCTGGATCTCGTCAAAACGAAACGCGAATATACACAACGATTACAAAACCCCCGGCTATAAAAACAATTGCCAGAGGAGCGTAGTCGCGTATGAGCTCCAAAGGCGCGGGTATACGGTTACCGCGATGCCGGCCCCGTTAAACAGGAAAAACGATCCGATAAAAAACGGTTATGAGTGTTTTGTCAGCCGCAGGATGGAAAGGGCGCCGGAAGGCAGGGATCAGCTTGTTTCAAGGCTTATGAGGTTCGGGGACGGGGCGCGGTTCGCCGTTTTCCAGAAATTCTCCGATGACAGCGGCGAATACGGCCATATCTATATAGCCGAAAGGATGAATAACGGCATAAAGTTTATTGACCCCCAAATTAACAGTTCGGGCCCCACAGTTGAAAGTTATTTGGACAGGATCCGCGTAAATGAAAAAGACGGCAAGATGGATTTGCATTTTTTCAGGATAGACGACGCCATCCTCAATCCCAAGGTAGATTTTACAAAAGTAGTCACCGCCTATGACGCAAAGAGGAAGGTTGACCGTATGGATTCTGCCGATATACTATATATGGACAATACGATGACCAAAGAAAAAGCCTATGAAACGCTGAAAAACAGCCATCTCGTCGCGTCATGGACAAATGCCCATACTAATGAAACATGGAGCTTCCAGATCGGCGATATTTACAGCGAAACGCCGGAATGCTATAGTTTTGTCGTGTATCCGCATTCGACCAAAGTGCCGCTGGATTTGGATTACGCGATTCAGTTTTTTGTCATGAAAGACAGCGGAATCGTTGTGCGTTCCGACAGCCCGATGACGCCGGAACAATTAAAAGAGGTAAACAAAGCCCAGTAGGGGCGCGAACATATCTTTTTCTAAATGGAGGTTTGGGAGGGTATGTATAATGGATTTTACGAAGGAACTCGTTGACGAGGTTGTTTTAGCGGCCCAGGATATCGATTACGGGAAAATCACCATTTCGATATCAGGGCAGGAAAACGCGAAGGTTGTGGACATTATCACGGAAAAGAGGGAACGGTACAGGGAAAGCATCCCTACCGTCCCGGGCGGCTTCCCAAGATTCCTAAAAGATAAAATTTGAAAAATAATACTTGACAGATCTATGACTATGGGTTTATAACCAGAGTAGACAATATATTTTGGCAGACCGAAAAGCGGAGCCAGCAGAAATTGGGCAAGGATTCTATCCTCCTTCAATCTCTGCTGGCTTTTTTTATTTTCCGGCCAATACGGAGTGACGAATGGCAGAGATGAAAAAGGTAAACCGAATTGACAGCGTTGATCCCGGCAAATGGATGACCACGCCGTTCAAGAAAACCGATGAAGGTTTTTTAATCGGTCGGGCGATTGTTACCAGCGTGGGCGTTTTTTCATACCTTAATGCTGATAACACGGTTACCCGGGAACTGCGTATCCCCGAAGAAGTGTTTTTAAGGGACTGCCTTGAATCGATGAAGCTCAAGCCCATAACAAACGATCACCCGAATGAAAAGGTCACTGCTGAAAACATTAAAGAATATCAAGTGGGCAGCCTGGGGAACAATCCGTCCAGTTACATTGACGGATGGGGTTCGACACACAGCTCCGAAATTGAAGGCCGCGGCTATGACGGTTCGGACGGTTTCCATGTCGCAATCGACATGACAATCACTGACGCTGCGGCCATAGCGGATATTGAATCGGGGAAAAGAGCCCTCTCCATGGGCTACACCTGCGATTATGAGCCGGCAGAGGCCGGCGCGACTTGGTGCGGTATCGCCTATGACGGCATCCAAAGGAACATTCGTTACAACCACTGCGCAATAGTGGACAGAGCGAGGGCCGGGGACGCTGCAAGGATTCGCATGGACGGCGCGGACGATGCTGTCCAGATATATACGGGCGCAAGCCCAAAAACCAACCCGGAGGATCAGACTATGGGAATGAAGAAGATCAAACTGGACGGCGTTGAATACGAAGGCGAGGAAAGACTCGTTGTTGCGTATCAGGAGCAAAAGAACCGCGCCGACAAAGCCGAAACGGATCTCACGCAGTTGAAAACCGATCATTCAAAGGCGGTTTCTACCCTTGAGGGGGAAAGGGACGCCATGAAAGATCGCGCGGACAAAGCGGAGAAAGAACTCAAGGAAGCGAAGGACGCGGCCGCTGATCCCAAAAAGATCAAAGAAGCGGTCAACGCCAAGCTGATGTTGATTGACGCCGCCGGCAGGGCGGGCGTCGAGGTCAAAGAGGACATGGCCGACATCGACATTAAGAAAGCGGTTATCGCGGCGGTTTATCCGAACGTAAAACTTGACGGCAAGGATGAAGTCTACATCGCCGCCCGGTTCGACGCCGCTGTTGAGGACCTGGATTCCCTGGCGGACGGAGAGAGCCGCGAGGTGCTGGCCGGCGCGGGAAGCGGTTTGCCCGCGGTAGAGAAAGCGGATCGCAACGATTCGTCTTCCTCACGGCAGAAGATGATTGACCGCATGCTTGCCCAGAGCCGGGGCGAGAAAACGGAGGCGAAATAGTTATGAACATATACGATAACATTGACGGCGCCCTTCCCGGATTGAAGTACGGTATTCATGACGAAACCGAATCCCTGGCTGCCGGCGAAAACATTTATCCCGGCGATCCCGTGTTCGGCATGGTCGGCGATGAGAAAGTCGGTTACCGCGCCCGCCTGAGCGCGGTCATACTTACCGCCTCCGCGGCGCTGGTTACGGGTAACGTCATCGCGGTTACCGTCAACGGAATCACAATCAGCGGAATTACTTTTGAGGACACGTCGGAAAACACAATCAGAAAAATTGTCAATGAAATTGACAGGAGCGTCGAAATACGCGCCCTGGGCATTGACGCGTTTTTCCTCGAAGGTTCCCCTCTCGCTTTTGTCCTGCAGGGACCCGGCGTCAGTATTACGGCCTCCGTGGTTGTAACTGGCGGCGCCACACGGCCCACTTTCTCCTCATCCGCATACAGCGCGATGAGGTTTATGGGCGTTGCCAGGTTCGCGCAGTTGGGGTACGCGGAAAAAGTCGGATATTATCCGCATGGCGTATCCGTAAGCGTTATGGCAAGGGGAAAAATCTTTGTCCCGGTCGCAGACGCGGCAAACCCCGATGACAAGAAGCCGGCATATGTCATTATGTCCGGAGATGACGCCGGGAAGTTTACGGACGTTGCCGCGGGCAACTTTGATTGCGGCTGCTTCTTCAGAAGCGACCGTATCAGCGGAAATCTGGCCCTGATTGAAGTCAGGGGCATGAAATAAGGAGTAAAAAATGGCAATCACCAAAATTCACCAAAGCGGTAAAGACCCCATGCGGTTAGACAAAGGGGAATCCATTTTCTTTGCCAGAGAGGTAGAGCACATAAAGTCAAAGACTTATGACGCCAAACCTAAAGAGCTGAAAGCCTTGCTGTACATCCCGATAAATACGGACGCCGGCCCCGGCGCGCGCGTCATAACCTATCGGCGCTTTACAGGCGTGGGCTTTGCGAAAATCATTTCCGATTACGCGCATGATTTCCCCCGTGTGGACGTCTACGGCGTTGAGGAATCGGTCAACGTCCACAGCGTTGGTACGAGCTACGGCTACAACATCATGGAAATCCGTACCGCCGCGATGGTTCCCGGATCAAACCTTGATTCGCGCCGTGCCGCTACCGCAAGGCGCGCCAATGACGAGAAGGTGAACGACATCGCTTTCCGCGGCGATCCCGAACACAAGGTCCCCGGGCTTTTGAAATATCCCGGCATAACCGAGACGACACTGCCGGCAGACGGCGTTGGCGGTTCTACCAGGTTCAGGGATAAGACCGAGGATCAGGTTCTGCGGGATTTCAATATCCTCACAGACGCCGTTATGATCCCCACATTCGGCCGCGAGGTCCCGGACACCATATTCCTGCCCATGCAGGCGTACAACTTCCTGGCCAACAAGCGCCTGGGCGACAATGAAACCACGCTGCTCCAGTACATCTTGAAAAACAACCCGACAATCAAACGGATCGAGTGGCTGACGGAACTGTCGGGAATCGGCGAAGGGAAAACGGACCGCGTAATGGTCGGCAAGTTCACCGAGGAACAATTGACGCTGGAATTGCCGCAGCCCTTTGAGCAGTTTGATCCCGTTCAGGAAGGGATGGAGTTTTCTATTCCCTGCCACAGCCGCACTGCCGGCGTCATCGTGTATTATCCGATGACCATCGCGTATGCGGACGGGGTATAAAACCGACCCAAGCCCCCTCTGTATGGAGGGGGTAACTCTTTTTGTAGGATGGATGCAAAAATGCTTTTAAGGTACAAACCAAAACACGAGCACATTAAATGTGTTCCCCTTATTCCGACCACGCCGGAAACAAAGAAGCTCAAGATCGACCGCCCCCAGGTACAGTTGCTGCCGGGCGTAAACGAGGTTACGGATAACGAATGGGAAGTTATGAAGCTTCACCTTTCGCGTGAAATCAAAAACGGCGACATATCCGTTATCGAGAAAGAAGTCGCAAAGAGTAAAACCAACCCCAGCGGCGGAAAAGCGCATAACCTGAAAAATATGCCGGCGAAGGACGCCATCATTCTGGTAGGCGAATGCGTCAACCCCGATACGCTTGCCAAATGGCACAAGGAAGAAACCCGGGACGAAATCCGCCTGGCCATTGTGGAAAAAATGAAGGAACTCAAGATTGATATTCCGAAGTTTATTCCCGGCCTTGCAGGTGACGATGACGAAAACTCCGAATCGGGGGACGGCGGGAAAAACCTTGACGACATGACGGTCGAAGAGCTGAAAACTTATGCCGCCGAAAAGAACATCACCGTTTCGGGCAACAAGGCGGAAATCATCGCCGCCATTAAAGCAGCCGAGGCGAAGTAACCATGTCTATGAGTCCCGAGCAAATAATCAAAACCATCTGCCCGGAGTTATCCGGCAGTCCATCCCTGCAGGTTTACCTCGGAATGGCGGTAGAGATTACGAGCCGGGACTTTTTTGGCGTTGTATATAACCAGGCACTCGCTTACACGGCGGCGCATTTATTCACCCTGTTTGAAGGGGGCAGTTCCGGCACCGTTGATTCATTACAGCAACTGGGAGGGGGCGCCCCGATAACCTCGATGTCGGAGGGCGGTATATCAGTTTCATTCGCGCAAAGCGCGGCACACGAAACCGATTTGGCAAATACGAAGTACGGAAAAATGCTCATGACGCTGAAAAAAGGCAGGCCGAAAATGGGCGTAAATCGATTTGGAGGATTGATATGAAATATTCGACAAAGGTAAGCCAGGCGCAAACCGTTGGCGGCGTGAAAATAAATCCGAAGGGCGGCGAATTATCGCCTGAGGATGTAAAAAAGATCACCGCCGATCCCTGGGGCAAGGAACTCATCGCGAAGAAAGCGCTGGTAATCGAAGGGGAAGCCCCGAAGAAATGAGCAAAGGCGTAAAGGACACCGATTTCGGGATGGATTCCATCCGGAAAGAAATAGAGGCCTTCAAACACATGGGCGTGAAAGCCGGGATAGTTGAAGGTTCCGGAAATGTTGACGGTGTTTCTATCGCCGATTACGCGGCCTGGAACGAGTTCGGGGTTCCGGGCAAAAAAAAGAAATGGCGGATACCGCCGCGGCCTTTTATCCGCGGCTGGGTTGAAAACCACGGGGAGGAGATAAAGCAGACCATTGACAAACTTTATGATCTGGTAGCGGGGGGCAGGTTAACTGCAAGTACCGCGATTAAAAGGCTTGGGCAGTTTGCCCAGGACGGAATTAAGAGGTACATCATATCGGGCGCGTTTACACCTAACTCCGAATCTACCGTAAAGCAGAAAGGAAGCAGCCGGCCGCTTATCGACACCGGAACAATGCGGAACAGCGTCAGGTACGAAGTGATAAAGAAATGAGCGTGTTTAGAACGATGGACTTGGTCCAGAAAACCCGCGAACCGGGCGTTTACGTTAAGGGGCAATGGAAGGAAGGGGCGGCGAAGGATATCCCGTTCAAGGGTACGGCGCAGCCGGCGTCGGGCAAGGTTATGGAACTGCTTCCGGAAGGGAAGCGCAACAGCGAAACTATCACCGTATTTGCCCCCGCCAATTTGAAGTTTATCCCGGCAGAGCCGGAACTACAGCAAAGCGGCGACATCATTGTTTGGGAAGGCAGAAATTACGAGGTCCTGATTGTCAGGCCATGGAAATGCGGCATTATCCCTCATTGGGAATTGGTCGCGGTAAGGGCAAAGGAAGGGAAAACGTGATCGATGAACGGCAGTATTTGAAAGATTCGTTGTATGACTGGGCTGCTGCCGTTGTGGCTGAAACTGGAAGGAATGACCCGGTTGTATGGCGGAACGAGAACGGGCCAAGGCCGGTGCCGCCTTTCATTTCGATTGAGTTTACCGGAAGCCAGACGCCGGGTATGCCCGATTACGGATCAGTAGAGACGAAAGGGCAGGAAGATGACGGAGTGCAGGAAATCCGCCAGTTTGTGCGCAAGGCCATGACCATGTACGGCTATGGCGAAGGCGCTATTGATTTATTGGAAACAATTAAGGCGTCCGTATACAAAGATAAATACGCCGCCATGTTGTATAAAGCGGGGTTGGTAATTCCGCAGGTGCTGGACGTTATGGAAACGCCGGCGCCTAAAAGCAACGAGATTGAAAACAGCGCTTTTTTTGATTTCGTTGTTACGTTCATTAGGGTTGTGACGGATGTTCCTGGATGGATCGGCGGCATAAGGATGTCGAGCGAAACACCCATTGGGGACATTGATATAACAATGCCAAAGACGGAGGAAGTAAATGGCTGACTTTTTAAGCAAGATCGTAAATGTGACGATCACACGGCAGACAACCGTGCCATCGATGAAAAGTTTTTCGGAACATCTCATCGTTGACGCGTTTGATCCTACCGGCATTACTCCGGTGTTTAACGCAGACAACCGGATTCGGGTTTTCGGCAGTCCAGAGGAAGTTTTGGGGGCGGGATTTACCTCCGATTCGTTTGTCTACAGGGCTGTTATGAAACAATTTTCACAATCCCCCCACATCGGGCGCGCATGGGTCGGCATTAAGCTTGCCTCTGACGCTTCATGGGCGGACGCGCTTACCGCTATCAAAATAAAAAACGACGTTTTCTATGCGGTCAGCACGAGCGCGAGGGAGATGATCGACCAGCAGCAGGTCGCGCAATGGGTACAGGGGAATAAAAAACTTTGTATCTTGGGCACGGGCGATCCTACCGTTGTCAAAGAGGAGACAGGCGACATTGCGGCATGGGCGAAACTTAACAACCTTGACCGCGTTGTTACGTTCTATCATCCCGACTGCGGCCTTGATGAAGTAGGCAAAGTCAAGCAGATCGATCCGATCCCGGAAGCCGCCTACTTTGGTAAAATGCTCACCAAACACCCGGGCAGCGCGTCATGGAAATTCAAAAACTTCCAGGCCGTCCCCACTTATGACTTGACCGAAGGGGAGTTCACTACCTCGCAAAACAAAAACGCTTCCGTATACCTCAGTGTCGCCGACGTGCCGATGACGTTTGAGGGCAAAACCGCCGCGGGTGAATTCATCGATGTGATACACGGCTGCGACTGGCTGGAAGCCCGTATACAGAATTTGATTTTTGTCAAACTGGTACAACTGGACAAAGTTCCGTTCACGAATGCCGGCATACAGATTATTGTCGGGCAGCTCCGCCAGGCCCTGGATGAAGGCGTAAGGCGCGAAATACTCGCGGACTTTGATATAACATTTCCGGATGCCGCCGATGTCCCCATCACCGAGAAGGGGAAACGGCTTCTCCCGGATATCAATTTTACTGCCACACTTTCCGGCGCTATTCATGCGACCGTAGTAAACGGCGTGGTAAAGCTGTAGTAGGGAGGATATAAACTATGCCAGCAAGTCCATTGGTCGGAACTTATAATCCGAAAGAAGTCGTAGTCAATTTTGGCGGTAACATCATGGGCGGTTACGCTGCCGGCACTTTTGTCGAAATCGCCCCGAATGACGCTGACGGTTACAAAAAAACCGTAGGAGCTGACGGCGAAGTAATCCGTTCGACGAGCGCGGACAATACGAGCCAGGTTACCCTTACGGTTCTGCAGTCCAGCTTGTCAAACCAGGTTCTCTCCACAATCAGGAACACCGACAAACTCACGGGCAGGGCGATGATGCCTTTAACAATCACCGACCTTAACGGCGGTACAATCGCGTTCTGGCCCCAGGCGTGGATACGCGGAGATCCGACATGGGGCTATGGCCAGGAGAACACCGACAGGGTCTGGACGTTTGACACCGGACAGATCAGCACCGAAAACAAGGGCGGCGTTTTAATGTAGCGGTTAACGGGGGAGAAATCCCCCGTTAAAATTATTTTATATCGTGGAGGATGGGACCATGAATAAGCAGAAAGAAAAAACTATTGACGGCGTGAAATTCGTCGCTACGGCATTTCCGGCCGTTGAAGCGTTCAGGCTCAAGGCGTACCTGATGAAAAAATTCGGGCCGACAATAGGGCAAATCATAGGGACGATTGAAGGCGTCCCTCCGATAAGCGGAAAAATCGGGGATATCAAAGATAAAATAGGAGACATTAAACTTGACGGCGATAAAATGGCAAATGCCATTGAAACCCTCATGGAGCAGCTTAGCGAAGACGAATTTATAGCGTTTCTTCAAAGAATGCTCCGCAATGTCGTAGCCCACAAAGACAAGAAGCAGTTTGCGTTTGCTGATGAACATTTTGAAACGACAATGGATATTGTTTTCAACCAGCATATTTTCTCCGTATATCCCGTTTTGCTCTTGGTTCTGGAGGCAAACTACCCTGATTTTTTCGGAAAGATTTCCGGTATTGGGAAGAAAATACTGGAAACAGCAACCTCAGAGAAGGGAGAGAAAGGGTCAGAAAGCGGATCAACAGCATCGGAGACGTCGGAAGATTAGCGCCTGAAATAGAAGATGAAGGCCCGATTTGGCGTATCTGGAAACTTACAGGAACACCGTTAAATGAGATTCGTAATGAATGGACGTATGCGGATGTCATGGAAGCTAACGCCGTTTTGGATATGTACGACGCCGTTGACGTTGCAAAAAACAATATCGATGAAAAGGAACTGGAAAGGCTTAATAAGCCCGGGGGAAAATAGTGGTTGTCAGAGAGCTTGTAACATTATTAGGATTTGAACTCAAAGACGCGCCGCTAAAGCAATACGACAAACAGATCGATTCCACAAAACAGAAAAGCAACGGCCTGGCGACCGCGGCCCGCGGAGTAAGCACCGCATGGAAGATCGCCGCGGCCGCCGTTGCCGTTGGCGTTGGCTGGATCAGCAAGAACATAATCGAGGCGACTGTGGAGATGGAAAAGTACCGGACGCAGATACAGGCGTTCACGGGAAACGCCACTGACGCCGCGGCCGCCCTTGAAGATCTCCGGGACAAAACTTCTGACGCCCTGTTCGGAACGGGGACGCTTGTCAACGCGTACAAACAGCTCCGTACCGTAGGCATGGGGGCGCAGGATACTTCCAGAATGATAGACGTCCTGGGGGACGTTGCGAACGGGTCCGCTGAAAACTTTAGCGCGTTAAGCGGCATCCTGACCAATGTGGCCACGACTGGAAAAGTAAACGAAAGGACGTTAAAGCAGCTTACCAATGCCGGGTTCGGCCTTAATGACATGGCGCAGGGGCTGGGCATCTCCGTAGGGCAGCTTAATAAAGACATCGCCGCGGGTAAAATAGGGTTTAATGATTTGACTAAGGCGATGGCCGGCGCCACAAAGGAAGGCGGCCGCTTCTACATGAACGCCGCCAACCAGGCAATGACGCTTGGCGGTTCGCTGAAAATTATTAAAAGCCTTATAAGCGGTATAGGTGAAGCCATAGGAAAGACGGTAGCCCCCGCGCTTGCGAACTTAATAAGTTACGTCACTGATTTAATAAAACTTGGCAAAACGGGGCTGGTAGATTTCGGTGCGAAGGCCTTTAATTACCTCATTCATGTCATCGCCCAGGTAATCATATTCTTTGAAGTCCTTAATATGAGGATGAACAAATACGGCGGTTCTTTTACGGCGCTCAAAGGCATTTTTCAGGACGTGTTCGGGTTTTTCAAAAGCGTCATACAAAGCGCGTGGCCTTTCCTGATGAATTTGGCGCAGCTTATTCTTGTGGCGTTCAAGCCGTTACGTGCGTTTGTACAGCCGGTTCTTGAAGCGTTAAAACCCATTATTCAAAAAGTGTTCGGCTTTTTGTCCAGAATGATTGAACGCTTAATCCCCATTGTGGACGGGCTTACGCCGTTATTCGGAAAACTGGGGCAGTTTGTCGGAAAACTTATAGGGCCGATACTGGGCGTTGCCGCGGCGATTAAGGGCGTCAATACCGCTATAGCCATCGGGAAAGGGGCTGTCGCCATTGGGAAGGGGGCTATAGCAGGCGTAAAGGCTTTGCAAACCGCCTACGGGCTGCTTACCGGAACTATGTCCGTAATGAGAGCGGCTGCGGAGGGAAACCGTCTAGCTTTATTCATGCTTGATGCCCAGATGAAGATAAATAAAATAACAACCCTTGCCCATGCCGCGGCGACTAAAGTGGCATCGGCCGCCACTGCCGCCTGGGACTGGATCAAGATGACTGCCGGCATAATAAAAAATACGGCCGTCTTGGTCGCCAACAAAATCGCCATAATTGCCGTGTCCGTTGCGCAAAAAATAGCAACATTGGCAACGCAAATTTGGACGGCAATCCAATGGCTCTTAAATGCCGCAATGACAGCCAATCCCATTGGAATAATAATTATGGCAATCGCCGCTTTGATTGCAATTATTATTTTACTGGTAAAAAATTGGGACAAAGTAAAGGAGGTAGCCGGAAAGGTATGGGACTGGATAACTGAAAAGATTAGTGCTGCCGTAGATTTTATTAAAAATATCTTTGGCAAAATCGGAGAATTTTTTTCCGGTGTTTGGGACGGTGTAAAAAACGTAGCCGGTAAGGCATGGGACGGGATAAAAAATACAGCAAGCAAGGCGTGGGAGGGCATTAAAAGCGGAGCAACGAAAGCCGGAGGGTTCTTAAAAAATAACTGGAAATCTATCGCGCTTGGCATGGTAAACCCTTGGGCCGGGGGTCTTAAATATATGTATGACCACAACGAGAAGTTCCGTAACGCCGTAGACAAGACATGGGGCAAAATTAAAGACATTGCCGGCAAGGTTTGGGACAAAATGCCTGACGGCGTAAAAAACGTATTTATAAAAATAAAAAATATCATAACCGCCGTAATAGACGAGATAAAAGTTATTATAAATGGCATTAAAGAATTCTTTGTCGGTTTGTGGGGGGCATTGAAGCAGGGGCCGGCAGCGACATTTACATACCTTAAAACGTCATTCAAGAAACTGGTTACATACATAATTGACTTGTGGAAAAGATTACTTGCTCCCGTTAAAAAGGTATTCCAAGGCATCGCGCAAGCGGCAAGTACGGCCTGGAATGGCATCGTTAACGGCGTGAGGTCGGTTGTAGACCGAATAAAGGAAATATGGCAGACCATAACGGGATTTTTTTCCAGCTTATGGGAAGGCATAAAAAATATCGCTGAGAACGTCTGGAACGGCATTAAGACCGCGGCTTTTTCAGTAGTGGACGGAATTAAAAACCTCTGGCAAGGTTTCCTGTCATTCTTTAGGGGATTATGGGAAGCCATGAAAGCGGGGCCGTCCGAAACTATAGATTATATCAAAAACGCTTTCCTTAATTTGTTTGAAAATATAAAAGAAAAGTTTTTTGGATTTATCAACATCATAAAAGACGGATGGGATAAGGTCAAAGGGTTTTTCAGCGGCATTGGCCAGGGAGTGACCGATCTTGTCACGGGCGGCAACGGCAGGAATAACAACGCCGGCGCCGGAAGAAATAACCCGTCCGGAACTATAACGACTAGCGCTATGGAATCGGCCGCGGCAAGAAACGTATACAACAATAACGGCGGCAATTCATCGCAGACAATTAACGCGAGCTCCAATATAAACGTCACTGTTCCCCCGGGCACAACCCAGGAACAGGCGCGCGCAATATCGCAACAGGTAGACAGGGCCGTCCAGGACAGTTTGGCCAGCGCCATCGGCGGCGCCAGAGGCACTATACCGTCTCCGGAAGTGAGGAGGAAATAATGCCTGAAATCACTTTCAACTATCCTATAGCGCCGAAAAGCATCGGCGGTTTTGTAATAGACGCTTTCATCAGGGAAGCGTACAGCTTCAAAAACTCCGTAACCGATATCCCCATCGAGGAAGGGAGCAACATATCCGACCATGTTATAGAAGAGCCGCTGGAAATACAAATCACCGGGTTCATAGGCAAGACGGAGTTTACCGTATGGGAAGGGCCGCTGCCGGAAACGCAGGCGGATATCGAAGTGCCGGATCCCAAAGCGCGGATAAGGGACGCTCATTTTGAATTACTGCGGCTGAAATCCGCAAAGCAGCCCGTTGATGTTGTTACCGGGCTGGACACATACCCGAACATGGTAATTATTTCCTATGACATTGACAGAAGCGCGGAGACAGGGGCGGATCTTCCCTTTGAAATGTCATTGAAACAAATCAAAATCGTCAAAAGCGAAACGACCACGGTTAACGCTTCCAGGCCGTCAGGGGATCAGACTGCCGGCGAAGGGAACATGGGCGTCGCCGGAACGAACCAGCCGAACCAGCAGAGCAACCGCATGAAAGAAGAATGGAGGCAGTCCGTTCAAATGGGGTTGGCAACGCCGGCAGAATACCAGCAGAAATGGGGAGTGCCGTATCCGCAATGAAAACAATACAGAGCCGGGAAATACCTATTTTCTCCGATAACAGATCGCGCTGGGAGGTCCGTGTTGACCTTTCAGGGCGGCGTTATTCCCTGCGCGTTTCTTATAACACCCGTCAGGAAGCATGGATGCTGGCCATAAGCGATACAACGGGGAACCTTTTATTGGGCGGTTTAAGGCTTATCCCGAACGTGAGGATGCTGAATAAATACCGCGCTTCATCGCCTGGGCTTCCGCCAGGGGAACTGGTACTTATTGACACCGAGGGGCGGCCGGAAACCGCGGTCGTTACGAGAAACAACCTCAGCAGCAGATATGCCTTGACGTATATGGAATTTGTGGAGGTGTAGCGTGGCGTTTTTAAGAAACATTGAAATAATTGTGGGGCCCAAAGGCGGCGAAGGCTTCAAGATAACGGAACTCAAAATCGCTTTTAATATCGAAAAGACAAAAAGCTCCGAACCGAATAAAAGCAAAATCCAGATATACAATATGTCGCTTGAAAACTCAAACAAAGTAACGGTTGCCGGAAACCATATAACGCTGAAAGCCGGATATAAAGATGAAAACACGTCCGCTATTTTCTTTGGTGACGTGCTGAAAGGGCACAGATACCGGGACGGCAACGATTATTGTACCGAACTGGAAGTGTTTGACGGAAGGGCCGCGGTGATGTCGGGGCAGGTTTCGATATCATACGCCAAAGATACGGACGCCACAACCATAGTCCAGGCTTATCTTGACGCCATCGGTTTGCCGTTCAAAGGCCAGGAGAACGTCCCTTCAGGGGAAACGTATCCGCACGGTTACTGCTACATCGGCATGGCCGGGGACGGATTGCGGAATGTCCTTAACAGGTTCGGGCTTACATATACCATACAGAACGAAATGCTCTACATCATAAAGCCAGGCGAAGCCGCGGACAATACCGGATTAAAGCTAACTCCGGAGACGGGTTTAATTACAACGCCGCAGCCGGTATCAGATAAGACGGGCGAAGGTGACGAGAAAACGGAAGCGACCAACAGATGGAAGTTTTCAACTATGTTGTTTCCGGAACTGCTTCCCGGCGCCGCCTGCAAAGTGGAATCCGTTACGTTAAACAGCGAGGTTATTATCGATAAGGCGGTTTATTCCGGGGACAATTGGGCCGGTGATTTTCAAATCAGCATTGAAGCGGAGGTCGCTTAATGGATGATCTGAAACAACTGCTCCGCGAAAGTTTTGAATACTCGATGACCGATGTTCATACTTGTTTTCCGGGTGTAGTGGAGAAATACGATGCTAAAACAAGGCGCGCGGATATACAGCCGTCATTGAAACGCCGCCTGCCGGACGGTTCGTTTGCCGATTTTCCCATAATACCTGATATCCCCGTCCAGTTTTTAGGTACAAAAAAATTTACAATCCATATTTCCCTTGAGAAAGGCGATGAAGTTTCGGTACACGTCATAGAAAGAAGCACTGATATTTGGCGTGACAACGGCGGCAGCGGTATCGAGGACGAAGATCCGCGGCGTTTTAATTTACAGGATTGTTATGCCGTCCCTGGATTACAGCCGCAGGAATCCATCCCGGCGACAGAAACAGGTTTACAGATAATCCATAAAGATAAGCCGGACGGGGAACTCATATCTCAAGTCTTAATGACAGATGACAAGATAGAAACGGTTTATAAGAAAAAAGCAAAGGTAATAATGGAAGATGACCATGTTACTGCGAAAACAGATAAATGTTCAATCGAAATGACCGCTGATGTTCTCACCGCTAAAAACAGTAAGACGACAATAAAACTGAATGGCGCGAAGGCGTCGCTGAACAATGGCGGCAAAAGCCTGTATACGATTTGGCACACGTTGCTTGATACGCTAAAGACAACGCAGCCAACCACATTTGGAAGCCCGGCAACGCATAACTGGAATCCGGCAATATCAACGGCCATCGGCTTGGCGGACGCGGATTTAACCGCGCTATTGGAGGCGTGATGGCTTTAGTAGTTTTAACCTTACAGGCTGATTTACTGGCTACGTTCCTGGCCATGAACTCTATCGAGGAAGGCGGCGATGAGTACCAGGCCAAGAAAATGGCGCTGTCTATAAAAACTTATATCCTTGCCGGAAAAACGGCCACAATAGACGCCGGCGCCGCCCCTGCCGGCGCATACGCTGGCGACAGCGAAGGGACTATGACAATAGACGCGGGGCAGCTTGAAAAAGACCTGTTGAAAACTTTTAACGCAAAATATGGGGATGATGATTTAGCGGATCACATGGCAACCGATATTGACAACGCTTGTAAGGCTGACGATACGGTACAGGCGACATCGAAAGGAAAAGTAACTACCCCTGCAGGGGCGACCTTTGATTTTTCAGGGCCGGCTATAGGAAAGTTTACCGGGACAAAAACGCTTATATCAACGCCCCTCAAGGCGTGCTTTAAGTCAATGATAGGAATGCTGGCAGGCGGAAATGCGTTATACGCGCAGGTATTATCCGCGGCGATTGACGCGTATTTGAAAGCCGGAAAAATAACTGTTAATTTACTGCCGCCTTTCGTTTCCGGCGCCGGCAGCGGGGGCATAACATGAAAAGTTTGGCGTTACAGCCGCAGGGCAATAAGTTCATCCGGGAAAATAACCGCTTTATTTTTACCAGAACAAACCTTGATTTTCTGGCTCATAAAGCACGTTCCGTTATTTCGATTTTTTTAGGCGAATGGTTTTTAGATGAGTCGCTGGGCATTCCCTATATACCAAAAGACGATATAAAGACGGCCCACCGGGCAATGCTTGAGAACGCCTTGAAAACAAAAATAACCGCAATCGAGGGAATTAAGAAAATTACATATTTTTATTCGTCATTAGATTCCGGCGCGCGGATTTTATATATCGAGTTTGTAGCGGAGACGGAAGCCGGTGAGATTTTGGAAATTAAAGACAATTTCAAAACGCCAATACCGGGAGGTAAGGAATAATGGAATACGGTTTAACCAGCAAGGGATTTATAGCAAAACCGTTTCAGGTAATTCTTGAGGAGGAAAGGGAACTTTTCCGTCAAGCGTTTGGAAACGACATAGATACCAGCAATGACAGCCCTGAGGGCGCGTATATAGCGAACCAGGCCATAAAGATGGCGCAGATGTGGGAAATGCTGGAAGGCTTATGGCTTGCCGGCGATGTGGACACTGCAAGCGGCGTGTACCTGGACCGCCTTGCCGCTTTCGTCAACGTATACCGCCTTGGGGCTATCTCCACAAGGGTTTATGCCGCGCTGTGGGGTGACGAGGGGACGTCCGTTATTGCCGGGCATTTGGCCAGAACTACAAACAGAAACCAGTTTGCGTTGCAGAGAAGCGTCGTTATTAACAAGGATAACCTGCTTGGTTTCCTTTTCAATATCGCTGAGCTGGAAGCCGATACATACTCGTTCAGCGTTGACGGAAGGATTATTGAATATACCGCGGATGAGGAAGATGACGAGGCCGCCGTCCGCGCCGGATTGTTTCACGCCTTAGACGAGATATATCCGGGAGTATATGCGTCCGTTGACGCAGGCGATGACGGAATGGTCATTCATTCAAAGGCCGGCATTACTCCTTTCGTTTTCTTCACCGATGACGAAAAAATAGAAATCTTGTCTTTGGGCGCCCTGGGCATATACCTGGGCAGCGTCCCCGGCCCCGTGACCGTTCCTGTCGGTTCGTTGAACGAAATCATTACCAACGTAAACGGCCTTACTAATATCATCAATTACGCCACAGGGATAACCGGCCGGAATACCGAAAGCGATACGGAGCTGAGGATACAAATGGGGCGTCGCCAGCGGCAGGCAAGCGGCAACGAAATCGCCGTGGAAAACGCCATACAGCAATTGCCGGGCGTTTTGTATGCCAGGGTTTACAGCAACCGCAGTAAATCGGAAGTTGACGGGCTGCCCCCCAACAGTTTCGGCCCGGTAGTGGTCGGGGGATTGGATCAGGAAATCGCTCAAACAATTTTCGACGTAGGCCCTGGCGGCATCCAGTCTTACGGCTCGACAGAATTAACCGTACACGATTCGGAAGGGCGCCCATGGCCAATAGGGTTTACAAGGCCTGTTAACCGCTACATCTGGCTGAAAATTGCCATTGAAAGAAATCCGGAAGAGGCGTTCCCCGTACACGGTTTTGAAATGGTGAAAGAAAATATCGTTTTTTGGGGCATTGAAAATATCGATGTGGGCGTTGACTTTATTTTCCAAAGGTTAAACAGGCCTATATATGACGTGCCCGGAATTGGTTTCGCGGTTATAAAAGCCGCTTCAACAACCGATCTCACCCCTCCGGATGAGGAGGATTACAAGGCCGCTAATATCATTGTCGATAAGCGGGAAATCGCGGTGTTAGACCACAGCAGGATAGAAGTCAGGGAGCTTGCCAGAGATGAAATTTGATCCTATTGATTGGAAATATTATAACCGCCCCCCTTATTTACCCCAATGGCTTTCAACGGGAGAAACAAAAAAATTCACGTCTTATGATGACGGCCATCTCATAGAAATTGAAGGGCAGATTTATAATCTTTCCGAGCAATACGATACCGAAAAAGCAAAATCTGTGCTGCTGGACAGGATAGGGAGGGTTTTATCAGAACCCAGGAACGGCAACGATGACAGCCTCTACAGGCTTTTCATAGAGTTGCGCAAATTGCTGAATACGACAAACGGCACGGTTAACGACATTATTAAAGTCATAAAGTTTTTGTATTCAAGCGAGGTAGTGAACATAACGCCGAATTATCCGGCAGCCCTCACAATCCTACATGACGGCGAAGGCCCCGATATTGATTTCAACAGGATAATCGCCCAGGTAATCGGCGCCGGCATCGGGTACGACACCAAAGAAATTTTTAATTTTACTGATGAAGTCGATCCTTCCGAGATAGACAGAAAAATAGTCCACAGGATAACCAGCGATTCAGCTTCCCAGGTTATTCTCCGGAACGGCCGCGTGTTCCGTGACGGTAAAACCGTTCTCGACACCCAGTTGGAAAATGTTTTAAGGGACGGCTCTCATCAAAGGGACGGCACGATAAAAAGGTACAGGACGCAGCGCGTCCCGGCCGTGGGAACAATTTTTCCGCCGATTTACCGCCGTTCCGGGCCGCAGGATTTCCTTTCCATTGGGTTTAACGAAAGTAATTATATCGACAGGCACAAATCCCAAGTTTTCCGTAACGGCGCTTTTGTCCGGGACGGCACAGTGGACAGATCGGGGTATGCCATATATTCCGCAAATGACGCTATCAGCATTGACGTAATCAAGGTACAGCATACCGATACCCTTACTTTTACCGACCAAATAGCAACAAATGTGAGCGCGTTTGACGAGGACAGCATTGGCAGGGGGTATCAGCGGAACGGGAAACATCTCCGGAACGGCGTATTGAGAAGGGCGTCGGACAGGATTGTCGATCCGTTCACTTCAAATTACGCGGACGCTCCGGAGGCGGACAATCTGCACATCAGCGAAAATCTGGTTGCCGGCTTGCGCCATCATTTTTTCCGGAACGGAACGAGGATGAGGAACGGCTCTATTCAAAGAAAAGGCATGGTATTTATTCCGTTGGAATAATTTGAAATATATTTTGGAGGAAAGAACATGATCGAAATGGTAGACAAAGTTCCCATTAAGGGAAGTCTTACTGTCAAAGTTTACAAGAATGGTGTTCTTGTGGAGGAAACCACAGAAAATAACCTGGTTGTGAACGGGGGCCGGGATCAGATCGCGCGGCTTATCGCCGGCAATGTTACCGGCCGCAGTATTAACCGCATAGCGTTTGGCACAAACGGAACGGCGCCGGAAGCCGCCGATTCCATTATTACAAACCAATTCGTGCGGCCTGTTGACGGATTCAGTTATCCGCAAATGGGGCAGGTTCAAATTAACTGGAATTTGCCCGTTACGGAAAATAACGGAATGGCGATTTTGGAATTTGGGTTGCTGACAACGGACGGAACGCTGTTTGCAAGGAGAACAAGGAATAACCCGATTTATAAGGAATCGGATATCAGCATTGAAGGCCACTGGACCATCGTGCTTTAAGGAAGGAGAAAATTATGGGAATTAGTTTACCGCCGAACGCTAACATTTTGCCGGAAAGCCCCGTATGGGAACAGGGGATTTACCAGTATGAAATCACCGACCCGTTGCAAGGCGGATCTGACGGCATCGACAACCTTCAAGGAAAACAGCTTGCGAACCGAACGGCATACCTGAAAAAAGAATTGGAAGATAATACCGATGATTTACAACGGCAGATAACTTCCATGCAGGGCCGCGGGGGATACCTCACGGCATTTGATTTTGGGACGGCAACCCCGACACAGCAACAGCTCACCGATTACGCCCTGGGGCAGATCGGGCAGACGGATCGGACGCTTATCTGGGACAATACCCACGTTAAAAATATGTTCAACGGCCATGTGTGGGTACTGAACAATACGCCGGAAACTGATCCGCCCGTTTTTGAATGGGTTGATGACGGCCTCGACAGTGTTAGCATTGGTAACAATGATGACATTGCTGGCATTGTTAAAGGCGGCCGCGAGTTTGATTCCGTCTATATTGACGCCCTGGGCAGAATGAGGGTTCCCGGACTCCGTACTTTCCAGGCCAACCAGGTTGAAGGTTTAGGCCGCGACCTGATGGCGGTCATTCTTGGCCACGGCATCGAGGAAATGACAACCCAGTCGCTGCGCAATGAAGCCATCGCTGAGGTTATGGCGAATATCCGGTATCGGAGCAACAACAACAGCGAGATTGACGGAAGCGGCGTTCCGAACTTCACGGGCTTGAATGACGCTGATTTTCTGGACGGCCTTGACCTCAGTGCCATTGCCGCGCCGACCGGGGGAACTGCGCCCCAGGCGTGGAATGCGAACTATAAGAATACCCGGCTTTTAATCGCCGGTTTCAACAATTACAAGCATTCCGGCGACACGGAAAACACAAAGAACCATGTCGTTTTCATAACGCGGCATATAGTCGCCAAAGCGCGCATGAGGGCGAACGATGATAACGCCGGGGGTTATGCCGCGGCCGCCAGTGAATTGAGGGCATGGCTTGAGGGCGCCAATGGGGACGGCTCTGGGCCTTTCGCGACAGGCCTCAAGGCCGCTTTGGGCGGCAATAACCCGTTGCTGACAATAAGAAAATTGTGGTCAACAAAAGGTGGCTGGAATTGGTTTAATGCCACAGTTTTCCCGCTGACTACCGTTGAAGTTTTTGGAACCCCCGGATTTGCTGAACAGGATGTAGGAGACGGCACGAGCGTATTCCTGCCGATATACCAGAAGGGTAGCGTGTTCAGGGTGAAGCGCTGGAACGGATCGCGGGATTGGTGGTGGATGAATAACCCCTCCGCCTCGTCTGCCGCGTATTTCTGTGTTTGCAGCCACGATGGTAATAGCATCTACTACCACAATGCGAGTGCGGCCGGTGGGGTCGCCCCCGCTTTCTGTGTGGCGTAGCCACACACTCTCTTGTACTCCCTCCCCCTTGTGGGGAGGGAGTTATCTATGCTATGATAGTACGATGTTGGCACACGAAGTGTGCCAACCACAAATTTATTTGCCGCGTAGCGGCCGAAAAATTTTTTGAATTTTGGGCAATGCATTCGGGAGGGGGAATGTGTCGGTCTTAAAAAACAAAAGAGGTCTATCTAAGCTTGAATTCTACAATAACGCCCGGCAACTGCGAAAAGAACTGACCGTCTGCCTTCTGCGAAACTTCGGATTAAAATTAAAAACCCCAAAAAACGGAAAACAGCCCGTACCCGAAATTGAGATTGAAGATGAAACGATTTTAGGGGAGTTCCCGGAATGGCTGCTTGCCGAATACAGGCGCACCATTATGCAGATTTTGCGTAACCTGATGATGAACATTACCGGGGGCAATTCAATCTACCCCTCATCGATGGAAGATCCGAAAAGCCCGAACGCCGCCAAACTTCCGGAATACTATGTACAGCGCGTGCAAATGGACGAACTGGCGGACAGGCGGCGCTACCAGACAACCGCCATCGCCAACTGCCAGCAGCTTATTCAGGAGCTCCAATACTTTGTGGACGTTTTTTCCATGAAGTTTGACACGTTCAAAATCGGCGTGGACAAAATACTGCCGTTCATCGACAAATTACAATTTGAAATACGCCTGCTGAAAGGCTGGCGTAAATCCACAAACGAATTAGCAAAAAAAATATTGAAAGGAGAGTTAAAGGGAAGAACTTTAGAAAGTGAATAAGGGTTCGGTCTGTAATGGCCTCGTCTGCCGCGTATTTCTGTAATTGCAACAACAATGGTAATAGCAACAACAACAACAATGCGAGTGCGGCCGGTGGGGTCGCCCCCGATTCCGTGGAGACAAACCACGAGTAGGTTATTTATAACCGATTTGTCCGCCCACAGAAGGAGACCGTATCCTGCCGCCCATTAAAGGCGGCGAATAGTAACCCTGATGCGTCCAGGCGAACGCTGCTTGCATGGCGGTAGGTTGTGCGTTCCTTCCGTTTCATGCCTGTTGACGCTATGTAGCATGGTTAACGCATAACCCCGGGCTTTGAAGCGGGTCGCAGATAAGCCCGGGGATGCTATACAGGGCTTTAAGGAGTTTTATGACAAGCGAAGAAAGGAAGGCGGCCAGGTACCAGCGGCGGATATCGGAACGCAGGAAAAAACGCCGCGACAAACTGGACCAATATGACGATTTTTCCCTCCTGACGGATCCCAATAACCTGCTTAAAGCGTTCCGGCTGGCGAAACGGGGCGTTTCCTGGAAGGAATCCACACAGCGTTATGAGATGAATTTATTTCAAAACCTCTGGGAAACAAAACTGAAACTTGAAGCCGGGGAAAACGTGCAGAACGGGTTTGTGGAGTTTATCCTGAACGAACGCGGCAAGGTGCGGCACATAAAGAGCGTCCATATTTCGGAACGCGTCATACAAAAAACATTATGCGACGAGGTTCTTGTCCCGATACTTTGTAATTCGCTCATATATGACAACGGCGCTTCCGTGAAAGGGAAAGGGACGCATTTCGCCATGCGGCGCCTCATCACCCATTTGACGAGGTTCTACCGGCAGAACGGGTTTTCAAACGAGGGGTACGCCCTTACCATTGACTTCAAAAAATACTTTGACAGCATCCGGCATGATATCCTTATGAACCGCGTGGAGAGAAAAGTGCGCGATGTACGCGTTTTGGATCTTGCGAGGCGGTTTATTCAGCCGTTCGGGGACGGCGTTTCCCTGGGATTGGGCAGCCAGGTATCGCAGATATTCGCTATTTTCCTCCCTGACGAACTTGATCACGCCATTAAAGAAAAAATGAGGGTGAAATTTTACGGCCGCTACATGGATGATTTGTACTTAATCCATAACAGCAAAGAATTTTTAGAAAATTGCCTTGAAAAAATTAAAATTATATGCAATAATCTGGGAATAACGGTTCACGAAAGGAAAACGAGGATTTTCCCTTTGAAGGAAGGATTGTTATTCCTGAAAGGGAAATACTACCTTAAAGAAAACGGGAGGATACTGAAAAAGCCTACAAAGGATTCCGCGAAACGGATGCGCCGGAAACTGAAATGCTTCCGGAAACTTATAGACGCCGGAAAAATGAGTTATGCGGATCTCCGGGTAGGCTACCAGTCATGGCGCGGCAATTATCTAAAACGTTTTCATGCCCGTAAGACGGTGCAAAACATGGACAGCCTGTATGATTCGCTGTTCATAAATATAAGGGAATGACGGAGGGTATCATGGGAGAAAAGCAAGTGTTTATCGGCAGGAAAGCCGATGGGACGTTGGTAGCGCATACTGACGTTAACGCTATGAAGGAACTGGACGGGGTTACCAAAGTCCTGAAGAAAATGCCCCTTAAAGAATATGAGGCAAAGGGCAGCCTGGTACGCGACATTGACGGTGAAATCTTCATCGGCAAAACGGACGCGGAAAAGCTGGCGGAAACGAATACCGAGCGCGTCCGGGTCCTCAAAAAACTGCTTGCGGAAACGGATTACATCGCGGCCAAAATCTCCGAGGGTTCTGCCACAGTGGAAGAATACGCCGGAAAGATCGCTGAACGCCAGGCCTGGCGCCAAGAAATAAGGACGTTGGAAGCAGCTTAAAAGCCTTTACAAAATCGCTTTGACAGTATATATTTGAGATATAGAAGAGCCTACCGAAAAGCGGAAGCCCTCTATGTCGATACCGGGGAAACCCAGTGTCGCCATAGGGGGCTTTTTTATTGGCAGGTTCTTCGGGAGGTAACTGATGATTTTTTGCCCGGAGCGCACGCCGTCTTATGATCCTGTTACTTTAATACACAACGGTTTTTGTTATACGTTCGAGATTACAAGCGATCAGGATGTCAATAATTTGCCCACTACTGGCATAATGGGCGGTTCAACGGCGCTGCTTTACCAGAAAGGCCAGGATACAAAGTTATATAAATTTTTTGATAAATGGGATGGGCCGTACTAATGAATGGAATGACCGCCTTTATATTGGCCACACAAAGGGCTAAAAGATATACTGACAGCGTCGCCCTGCATGGCGTCCCTATAAACTATCCGCGGATAAATTCGACCACAGGCCATTGGGAATTATTCGATCCCACAATACCGGGCTATGTGGACACCGGCGAAACCGGCAGGGCGCGAAACCTTGAATTAACATCGGACGCTGATTTCTTAAAATGGCGTTTTGTCGGTGATAACAACTGGATCGATCTGTATGATCTTTCAAGGCTGAAAGCGCAGGACGGTAAATCGGCGTATGAGCTGGCGGTACAGGCCGGCTTTCAAGGTACGCTTGAGCAATGGCTTATATCTTTACGCGGCAAGGACGGAGAGGCGCCGCAATTCCGGATCAAAGAAAACACGGACACGATACAATACCGTTTCGTGAATTTTGAACCGACCGAATGGACGGATTTGTATACTTTCCCCGGAGCTGGGGGCGGAAGCGGCGGCGGCAATGCCGGGGGCGGCGGTTATGAACCCCCTGACGGCGGCATACCGCGGGAAGATTTGGCCCAGGACGTGCAGGACAGCCTCGGCAAAGCCGACAGCGCTGTACAGCCCGCAGCCCTGAACACCGAAACGCAAAACAGGATCAATGCCGATAACGCCTTGTCGGGCAGGGTAGACGAAGCGAGGGCAATCGCCGAGGGCAGGGCGAGGGCAAAGGTATTTGCCGATGTCGCGGAACTGGACGCATGGCTGTTGGTACAGGAAAATGTAGACGCGCTTAATATCGGCGATCTCTTTTTAATTATCGCCCTCGATGTCCCTGATTATTGGTGGGACGGTACTCAAAAACAGGAATCAGAATCGGCGAAAGTAGATTTAACCCAATACTATACTAAAACACAAATTGACAATCTGCTTTCAAGTAAACTGGATATAACCGCTTTCAATACGGCAATGGGGCTTAAAGTAGACATAACCGATTTTAATTCCCATGCAAACAATACCGAAAAGCACATAACGTCTCAAGAACGCTCAAGGTGGGACGGCAAACTTGACGCGGAGGAATATGTAGCTCCCCGCGGCGTTGCCACATTTACTATTGGTTCTGATCTTCTGCTTACTGATACAATCGGCGGAGAGCCACTTGATCCTGATGACATAGAATTCGACCATATATACTACGCTTCCGGGGACTGGAGTACATGGATAGCGGAAAGCGGCGTACAACATGGGGACTACCTTATAAGTCCTGTAAATAATAAGATTTTCAGAGTTCTACAATCTGCCCCCAGCTCTCCATTGGTAGTTGTTCCGCAACGGCTGGGGCCTGATTTTACCAGCGACATTGAAGCGGCAAGGGACGAGGCGATACAGGCGGCGGCTGAAAACACCGATGAAAAAGTGGCGGCGGCGAAACTTGCAACGCAGAAATGGCTTCCGGCAGTACAAACGAAATCAGCATTGCCAGGGGCATTAACGTCAACCTCGTTCACTTATTTATGCCGCGTTCTTGCCGATCCGACACCGAGCAATAACGGAGTGTGGCAGGCGATCCCGATTGACGCAAACAACCACGCCGCGAATTGGACGTGGTTCGGAGACAATCAAGATTTTATTGACGAACTGGAACTTGAGGAAGCCCTCGAAGCGGAAAGGACAATAAGCGACAATTCGTACCTGGGCAAAACCGCGAAAGCCGCTGACAGTAACAAGCTGGACGGCAAAACGGCGAGCGAGTACGCTACCGCAACGCAGGGAACAAAAGCGGATAACGCCTTACCAGCGGCCTCACAAGCGGTAGACAGCGCGAAACTGGACGGGCATTTGCCGGATTACTTTGCTACTGCTGCTGCTCTTGAAGCAACGGAATTTATGAAGGGCGATACTGGCCCGCAGGGGCCGGAAGGGACGAGAACTGGCCTAATTCCTAGAGCAATCGCAAACTGGGCAATAGTACAGCCTGAACCTAGTAGTTTTGTCCTATATCTACCAGAGGCCGCTTCCGATAAAAGCTACGTTATATCTGGCTCCATAGTCATAAATGGTACTTCATATAATTTATCAACTGTAACTACTGCTGGTAATGATGGGGCTTTCCGCTTATTGATTTCAGGCCCGAATGCGTCAATTAGTGGCGCATATTTAATGGTGATGGTTACTGCTGACGGCATACAGATGAGGTATTTTGCTAATGGCGGGCCTGTTACTGTTAATAGTCTTAATTATAATAACTTGACCATAAAAGAGATGGTCGGCATCCGCGGGCCGAAAGGCGAGGGTGTAGAGAATCAGAACATATCATCCCAAGTATCAGTAGTGAACAATGAGATACTACTAGGGAGTAATTTGAATGCAGGAGACCTCATCGTAGGTTGGTTTAGGAGTAATAATCAAGGTAGACTGTACACAATTGTTCCATTCACGCTTCCAGCAAAGAGTGGTACGTCTTGGGACGTAAAGGTAATGGATAATACTACTACTGTAATCTTAAGTGTAATCTGGATGAATAATGCATACAGATTGACCCTGCCTCCAAGCGCAACAGGTATAAGTGATGTATTTATATGGGTTGCAAAAGGCTCACCCGGAGAAAAAGGCGATCCGGGTTTCGGCGTACCCCCTCTGCCCAATGAAAGCGGCAATTTTACCCTGAAAGTTACACGCACAAACAACGGCACGCAGGGACAGCCTGTTTGGGTTAAAGAAGTATAGGGAGGGAAATTGTATTTATATTTATTGGAAACAAGCGTAAAGCTGGATCTGAACGAATTACCCATTGTGCATTTATTGATAATAATTTTATTCGTTTTGGCTTTTCTTACTATTATTTTACTCAATGGTTTTTCATTAAAGCTTGGGGAAAAAGAAATAAATATCGGCGGCGTCCAGCGCTTATTGGCAAAAAGAGACAAGGACACGCTTCTAAAAGAGAGCCTAAAAAAGTTTTCTGATGACGTAGATCACGAGGTTACGGCAGATTTGTATGACCTTGTGGAAGAAATCGAGGACCATCTCAGGGAGCCTTTAATACAAGGAAACCATTGCTATTTCACATTTGAAAAGTTTACATCGTTGGTAAAAAACGAGTTATACAGACGTATCCGCCGCAACAGCTTATGGGAAAAATTATCAGAAGCCGGAAAGGAACGCTACATATCTTCAATCCTTAAAGACATTGGAAAGCGTTACGAGCTATTGCAAGCGAAGGCGAACCGGGTATCATGCGGGGACACCTACGCAGACTTTGCGGAAGTGAAAGAAGCTATCCACGGCGCATTGATTAAGTTTTTTGACGGCACGGTGAAGATACTGGTTGCCGGCATGGATAAGAAATGCGAAAAATACGAAGCGTCAAAAAAGGAATTTAAGACGGAAGCCGCCAGAAAAATATGCTGCGATGACTGCATTGAGAAAAACAAATACCGCATAAACAAACTGACAGGAAGATTATAATGATTGAAAACGAAAAGCTGATCAAAAAACTTGCACACGTCCGGGAAAGCATAAACATCATACAGAATATGCTAAAACGCGATCAGCGTAATTTTAATCAGGAAATCCAACAAGCATCTGAGGCAAAACAGGGTATTAGCGAGGTTCTCTTTGAATTAACAGGCGATGATTTCTATACAAAAACATAGGGGAGGAAAGAAGAATGGGAGTAAACAAAAGTATTGACGCTCTTAAACCGCGTCTTGCCGAAGCCGTCAGGCTGTTTTTATCGCGTTGTAAGGAAAAAGGATTAAAAGTCCTCGTCATTGAAACCGACCGGAGCCAGGAAGTACAGAACGCGTACTATGCCCAGGGAAGGCAGAATTTAGATGAAGTCAACAAGCTCCGAGGGAAAGCGGGATTATACCTTTTGGAAGAAAGCGAAAATAAAATCGTTACCAACGCTAAAATCTCAAACCATACGGGCGGCGGCGCCATCGATATGTGCCCGGAGATCCCAGGCCGGCCGGGGTGTCCGTACTGGAATGCGCCTAAAGAATTATGGGAAGAAATAGGGCAGCTTGCCGAATCCTGCGGCCTGGACTGGTGCGCGGGCGGATATGGCCAGACATGGGCGAAGGATTGGGATAATCCCCATTTCGAGTTGATGAAATAATCATAGGGGGTACTATGAATGAAAAAAAATTGTTTATCACGGTTTTTATTGCTGCCGTTATTATTGGTTTTTTCATTGCCGCTATTCTCTCAGGATGCAGAACCAGACCCGTTGTTATCGCAACAGACGAGTCTGTCGTCAGCAGTCAGGTCAGCGCTGTTAAGCTCCAGGCAGTCAATGACGGACTTAGAGACATTTTATCAAGCTATGATGAGCAAATTACAAAACAAATTGGATATTCAATCAACGGAATTGATGACGCTCTCGCTGCGCTTGACCGATACGATGAATTCGTTCAGGGACTTATCAAACAAATTAGAGAACTTGAACTTGCAAGTAGAACTGGAGAAGGAAAAAGTAAGGACACGGAATAAAGTCCTCTTATGGCTGGGCATCATAGGCGGGGTTATAATCCTGGGTAAAATCGCGGCTTTTATTTTGTATGCCAAGCGCGTCCCTATGCCGCGCTGGTTAGATATTATTTTGTAGGAGGGTGCAATGAAAAAGTTAATTTTTCTGGCACTTATGGCGTTCGCCCTGGTCGGCTTTGTGTCGGCCGGCGCCGCTCATCCGCCCGGGGTCTTTACCCTTGAGGCGGCTTTGTCCGTATACAGCGTGGATGGCCCCGCTGTTACCACGGATACGGTTCTGGCCACGGTAGCGCCGGCATTGGCAGCTCCGTCCAGTTTTCAGGCAGCCCTGGCGGTTGTGGTAAACGATAATTTAACCATACGGCCGCATAACGGATTTTTATTTGCCGATAATAAACTTGACGAATCTTGTACCGGCTACACCTCAGCCGATTTCTATTTGCGCTGCTAACCGCAAGGCAGCGGTTTTTTCATAATTTCTCTCCATCTAGGGGCTGTCCGCAGGGGGCAGCCCCTTTCTTATGAAGCCTTAAAGTTTACGATATTATTTTTATCATCCTTCTGTTCCGGTTGCGCCTGCCCCATTACTTCAGATATTTTACTGCCGACCTCCCGGATTGTTTCCGACGTGTCAATAAGGTAGATTTTGGTCGTTTCCAGATCGGCGTGGCCTAGCAGCTCCTGTATATACCGTAACGGAACGCCCCGCTTTTCAAGGAGCGATGCCAGGGAATGCCGGGAGCTGTGGGGCACGATATTGCGGCCGCGCAGGACAATGCCGGCACGTTTCAGCCATTTCTTGAAGTTTAAGGATATCCAGGACGAACCGGGGGTAGATCCGTCCGCCCGGGAAAAGACGTATTCATGCTGCCCGTTTTCCCTCCACAATTTCCGTATCGCTTCCTGCAGTACCGGGTCAAACGGCGCCTTCCGTTCCTTCTTTCCTTTCGGCGGCCCCAGTTCTTTATATACATGGTCGAAACATTGCCATGCGTGGCGGACCATTATTTTCGGCGTATCCCAATCAAGATCGCAGGGCTTGAGGGCGAACACCTCAGCCCGGCGCAACCCCGAAAGGAACATCACCGCGCATACCGCCAATTCCATGGTCGTGTTCAACACGCCAGGCTCAAAGAGTTTCAGCATTTCATCTTCCGGAAGGGCGTCACGTTTTCTGCCTTTATACCGGGGTATTTCTTCCATGCTCAAAAACGGGTTAAACCAGCGGCGGTTTTTCTTTTGGTACATATCAAAAGCCGTTTTTATAAACGACACAACGCCGGCAAAGGTTCGGGTGCCCCCCAGGGGGATATCCGTTTTCTTTTTCTTTTTCCCCCCGATAATCTTTTTTTTCAACGATAGCCGCGTCATGTATTCGAGGATATCCTCTTCCTCGATTTCCGCCATTTTAAGGCCGGCAATCGGATCGTCCTTAATATGGCAGGTAAAAAGACAGCGGTATCCGTCAAGGGTGTCGATGGAGTAAGGGCGGTTTTTAGTCGCGTTAATGCCCGTCCTGGGGCTTGTTTCTATCCGGGTAAACTTTTCAAGCCAGGCCCCGACAGTTATATCCGCAACGGTGACGCGCCGGGCGCTGCCTTCCTCCTGTTTGTTTTTCAGGAAGGAAATGAGGGCGACAGCGGCCGCTTTCGCGTCAGGTTTTGTCATAGGATAGCGGTACTGGGCTAATTCATCCGGGAGTTTTTTGAAACTGCGGCGCTTCCATTCGGCGCGCACCCGATCAGGCAAGCCGCTGGAAGCGTTAAGTGTAACTTGATAGGTGTCCGAGTCTCCGCGCTGGGAGACGATATAGGGATCTGCCGACCTCGACATAATGCCACCTTTCGCAAAAGGATTCATGCACGATATGTGCACGATGCATTTATTTCGAGTATTCGGACATGGACGCCATTTCCCTAACTCGTTACCACATAAAGAGTTAGAGTATTTCCCCAGGGAGGATTTGAACCCCCACAAGCAGATCCAGAGTCTGCCGTGCTACCATTACACAACCGGGGACCGTATCCAATACGGAAGGCTGTATAAGCCTAATCAAGTTCAGATTATATAGAA